CAGCCGGAAGACCCATCACCACACGCTTGTCCGCATCATCCAGAAACATTTCGACGGTCATGGTCACTTCCATAAAAGAAAAACCCCCAGTCGCCGGAATCACGAATGAGGGTTTGGGTGGGGTCAAAGGAGCCTATTTGTTCAATAGATGCGCCCTATTATACCCAGTGACTTAATAGTTTCTAGTTATTGTCATTGCTGTAAGTAATGGTCATACGGATGTCGCAATTGGCCGCTGTCCCCGATGTCACCGTACCTACCACGATGTCGATAGTGTCGTCCGCGCTGTACGTATAACCCAGTCCTTGGGTCAGGCGCACGGTCTGGACCAGCACCAGCGATTGCGAGGCAATGAAACGGTTGGTCGAATTGCCGTCACCGAGGCCGGTGATGGTGTACGACTGGACGGACGACGAAATTGCCAGCGCAATATCGTTGATGACCGCCCCGGCCGGGACTTTGCACATCTGAATCACATCGCCTGCCGACAACGCCACACCGCCAGGGTTGAAACTGACGGTACGGGTCGTCGGGCCGACAGCGTGAAAACGGGCTGCGGCGTTTGCGGCGGCGGCGGTTGCTGTTAAGGTTGCCATGATTCCCCCGCTTAGTTGGAGCTATGGGAATCCGCCCAGGTGCGTACCGCCACCGTCGCGAAGTCCGAGCCGTTATAAACCATCTTCTTCATCCCGGCGATGCAGCCTGCCGCGACACCGAACTGGTTCTCGTAGTCGAAATAGTCTTCGACCCAGTTGTAGCGTTCCGGTCCATTGTCACGACCGAAGGCCATCCCCATTGCTTGCGCACCGCACAATACCGCTTGACGGATCGGTGTGCCGGTGACGCCGGACGCCGAAGACGAGAAGCCGGGAACACGGTTGCTGGCATGCAGGATGACGCCGTTGTACTCAGCCAGAGCGCCGGTATAGATCGGGTTCTTGCTGATTTGCCCGCCTTGCAGCGCGGCCTTCTGGATGTCATACCATTGGCCGGTGCTGGTGTTCAAGCGCATGTCGGTGACTTGGAAGTGATGCAGGAACATCACGTACTTTTGTTCACCGTTGACCATGATTGGACGGATCGGCACTTCCAGCGTCTTTGCCTTTTCGACGGCGACATCGATCAGGGTCAGGCTGAATTTATGGCCGCTACCACCGGCAGACAGGCTAAAGCCGGTCGGACCCGCACCCGCGATAATCAGGTGATCGGAGTCGGCCGCAATCGCGGTCTGGTTGCCGGTATAACGGGTGTCGGTCTGGTTGACGTTGCCGCAAAGCTGGTTGAAGAACCAGGTATCGATGCGGTCAGCCCACCAGTCTTGCAGCGACAAGCGGCCATGTTCGCGTACCGAGAACGGCACCAGTTGACGGGAGAAACGACCACCTTCCCGGACAGCGTGACGAAGCTGGTTGATATACACATCGTCGCTGTAGTAGGTGATCTTTTCTTCGTTGCCTTCGAGGGTGTTATCCCCTTGTGTACCGGCACCTGTAATCAGACGGCGCAGCGGGACACGAATGCGATCACCGGCAGATTTTTGCGTATCGTCGTAAATCTGGATCAGGGAATTGTCGTCTTTCCCCATGAACTTGAAGACCCATGTTTGCTTCAGGGCTTCCACCGACATCTTTTTGGACCACAGTTTGACGGCTAACGGGTCACCTGTGGCGAAACTGGTAACGGCCATGATGGTTACTCCTGCGCTAAGGAGCGCATAGAAAATCGTTAAGGGATTTTCACCATCACGGCGTCGTCAATTAGTCGGACCGCATCACGCCATCGACAACTAAGAGACATCGAGCAACAGAATTGCGATTGCTCGTTCGTAATACTGCTGATGAATTTTTTGAATGTCAAGAGCAATCTTGTAGGCGCGTTGCGCGGCCTGTTGCAGTTCTGCGGCATTCTGCGCACTGACCGCCCGTTGCAGCGCGGCGGCTAATGCCTGCTGTTGCAGGATGAACGGCGTCGCGGTGTCTTCCAGCGGCGTGTACTGGACCGGGGGAATCGGTGCCGGGACGGGTTGCGGCCGTTCCAGCGCCGGGAGTGCCTTGATGACTTGCGGCTTGACGAAGCGGCGCAGATACCGTTCGCGCACATCCCAAAAGTCCGGGTCCGGCCCGATGTACTCGTTTTTCTTCTTGCCGCCACCCGCGCCGGGGTCTTGCGTCGTGGTCGTGGCCGGGGTGTCGGTCCCTTCCCACCGCAACGCCAGCAGCAGGCCAAAGAAGGCATCACTGGTCGTTGCGGGGGCGCTGGTGATGCCGGTCCAGTCCGATTCATCCCACTCGTATTCCCATAGGGCGAGCATTAGGAACCCACTCCCGTCAGGCACATGGTACGTAGCGAGGTCGCCGCGACCGCCGAAAACCGCAATGGCACTCCGATAAAGCCCCAGGCAACGGCATTGGCTTGCGTGGCCGACAGCGATACCGTCCCCGCCCCGGTGATATCGACCAGCACGGCAGGCACCCCGGATGCGGTCGTGGAAACGCTGGCCCGCGTCGTGCCGTTATTGGCGGTGATGTGCTGGTTGATCCCGGCCCAACAGGCGGCAACCACATCGGTCGAGGTCGAGGATACCGAAAACGTCGCGTTGGCAAGGGCCGAGACTCCGCTGACGATGGTCCCGAATGGGCCACTGGCTTTCACGTTCTGGTAACTTGCAGCCAGCACCGAGAAGCGGGCGATATTGCTGAATGCCACCGACAGGGTATTGACGCCTGCGGCCGGTGCGGTCAACGCCCAACAAGTAACAATCTCGAACTCTTGCGATACATCGGCAATCTTGGACAGTGCCACCCCGCCATACGCGACCGCACTCGCGCTGAAAGGGGCATCACGACCGGCCGCAAATACCAGCAGCACGGCATTTGCGCCGAGCGTCAGCGTCAGGGCTATGTTGGTCGTCTGGTTCGCTGTCTGCGCCGCATTGTCAAAGACGACAGGCATATCAACTCCCTACATAGAAGTTGACCGTGAAATACACCTGCGACACGTTGGGCTTCACGCTGCATACCGCCGCTTCACTGGCCGACACGCGCCACGGCGGGTCGAAGTTGAACACGAAGCCGCCGCCATCAGCAGCCAATGGCTGCACCACGGTACTGATTGATGCCGATGTGCCGATGCGGGCAAGGGTCTTGGTGGACGAATTGTTGCCAACCATGATTTGCGTGATGTAGACGAACAGACCGGCACCCGGCGACGCGACCAGGGTGACATTGGCGCTGGTGGAAGCGGTCACGCATTTCGGGCCATGCGAGGCCGACATGACGGCGACCGTCGCCGGGGTGTACCCGGCTACCGCGATCATCACGGTTGCGCTGATGTTGTTGACGGTGATCGGGGTCGAAATCGCCACTTCGACGGTGCGGCTGATGTGGTTCAGGTGGCCGATGTTCGCGGCCCCTGCGGTCAGGCCGACCACGCCCGCGACAGTCACGGTCGCACTGATGTTATTGATGCTGCCGATGTTGGCCGCGCCTGCGCCCAGTACGGCGGCCACCGTCGCCGAGATATTGTTGACCGTGAACGGTGTCCCGATGGCGACTTGCACGGTCGCCGAAATGTTGTTGAGGATACCGATGTTGGCCGTACCAGCGGCAAGCGATACCTGCGAGGCCAAGCCCCCGGCCACAATGTTGACGCGCAGCGCACCGTTCGCGCTGTCTCCGACCCGTACCGCCGACCCTGCGGTAAAGTCGGCGACCGAACCGAGAACCACCGTTGCCGTTGCCGAGATATTGACATTCCCGGCCACGGTGACGGTCGCGCTGATGTTGTTGATCGAGCCAATGTTCGCAGCGCCCGCGCCAAGCACGGCGGCGACCGTCGCGCTGATGTTGTTGACCGTGAAGGGCGTCGCGACCGCGACATTGACCGTGGTCGAAATGCCTTGCAGGATAAACGGCGTCGCACACACTACCGATACGGTACGGCTGATGTTGTTGACGGTAAAAGGCGTCGATACCGTGACTTCGACCGTGCGGCTGATATGGTTGATCGAGCCGATGTTCGCGGTCCCGGCCGTCAATCCCACGACCCCGGCAACCGTTGCGGTCGCGCTCAGGTTGACATTGCCGCCCACTTGCAGGATGCCGCCTGTAATGGTCGCAAACTCCTGTGTCGCCGCATTGTCGGCCAGCACGATCCGCTGCCGAAAGACAGTATCCGCGCCGACATCGAGACTGGCTGCATCGACTTTCTTGCCGCTGCCGTCTGTTGGCACTCTTACGTATGAATCACCCATGATATTTCTCCGATGTCGGTACTACCCAAAAACGCGGCGCAGCTTGCGGTTAAAGAAAGGCGCGGGTACATCCGGCGTTCCCGCTTCCTCTGCCGAAACGACCGCAATGCTTTGGTTTAAATTGTTGAATCCTTCGGTCGCATCCCACACATTGTTATTCGCAAACCGGATCGAATAGGCCGGACGGTTCGATAGGGTCGGGTGGCGGTCAGGTAGCCACAGGTAACAGTCATAGGTGCCAGCGGGCATGGTGGACAAGCTGATCGCTTCGGCGACACTCACGCTGCCGGTGAACCATAGGCGCGGATCGGACGCCAGCGCATACGCATGCGACTGTGACGCATTGCGCATCACATAGTACGCGGTGCGCCGTCCGAACGGGGACGCATAGCCGAGGTTCTGCAAGTGGATGTTCACATTCAGCGACGAACCAATGGTCGCGGTCGTCGCGTAGGTCGAACTCACCAGTTGAAACCGATAGCCGAGATTGAGTTTGACCGTGGACAGGCAACCAGACGCCGACCACGTATTAATCACGTCCGGGTGATACGCAATGTTGAGGAAACTGATGTGCATCCGGTTCAAATCCGATTGCGCCGGACTGCAAGCACCGTAGGTCGTATCGAGTGCGCCGGACTCGCCGCCGTTTGGCACATAGAACGTATCTGCTGCGGTGTACGCCCGGTCGGTCGCGCTGAACAGGTAGGTATTGCCGTCCTTTTGATTGGACACGAAGTAATCGTTATAGTGGCCGACCCGCGATTTGTGGGACTGGTCAAACCCCTGCGCCGCCGTGGTCGCCGTGGTGCCGTACTTGTGCATCTTCATCCACGGGTAGCGCATCGTGATAAACGTATCGGCTGGTGCCGCCGACAACATCGCTGTCAAAATGGCTTCGCGGGCGCTCCACTGGTCGTTCGTCAATCCGGCATCATAGGTCGTGCCGTTGATGTTGCCGTAAAATGCCGAACCCCAAAGTTCGCCGTAAGCACCGACAAACCCCATTTCCCATATCGGCACGACATCGGCATTCGCCGAGATAATCGGTTTCAGTTGCGTGATATGCGCAAGCACGACCCCCAGGCTGGCATCGCTACCGTCACCGGCATAGTCATAGACCGCTCGCAGCGTACACTTTGCGCCTGCGCTGCGCATGCGTCCGAGCCGGTCGGTCAACTCGGTTATCTTGGTGGCATCGATAGTCGAGGTGTTTTCGTAGCCGTTGAGGTTGTAGAGCAGCTTGTAAAACGAGCGGGCTTGCGAGGCGTTCTGACTGGTAAAAAACGTGGCATCGAGCGCGTCATCGGTCCCCATGAAGTAAAAGAATCCCCGCTCCGGGTTCGGGAAGTTGGTCGTGTTGTCTGCGGTGTAACTGACGCTTGCCATTGTTGATTACCCAAGTATCGAATAAGTAAATACGCGGTCGGTTTGCCCGTTGTTGGCATGGGCGATGGTGAAGGTCTTCTTGCCGCATACCACGTACAAGGTGCCGTTGCCCTGCTCTACCGCCGCATTCGCGGTGCGCGGCATCAGGCCGATATAACTATCCTTGCCTACCCGGTCGTCGTTCACTACCGTTGAGGCGGCATTCGCGTCCAGCGTGACGATGCCGGTATTGTTGATGCGGCCCTGGTTCGCTTCGACCATCCATGTCTGCGCCTGCCGTCTCCACTGTTCCTCGTTCTCGATGGTCTGCGGCGGCAATGACACACGCGGGCCGATGCTGCCGGTGTTCGAGGGTGCGGGGCCGGTCGATACCGAATTGTTCTCCGCGACCGGGCCTGCATAGATGCTGTAGAAATCGCGCCGCTGGCACTCTCGATAGCGTTGCAGCGACAATGACAAGTGTGCTCGCGGTGCCTTGCCTGCCAACAAGACATAAGGACGGACATTGACTGCGCCATGTACCCAGTCATCCAACCCGGACAGCGACCACGTAAGGTTGTTATCACTGGACGATGGCTTACTAGCGGTGGCAATCTGACAAGACGGGTTGCCGTGCAGCGAACGCAAGGTGGCATCAGTATTGGTGGGGCTGACATTGCCGTTGAAATCGGTGCCGATACCGTATAGGACTAGCTCACCGGCTTGCGCCGAAATCGCCATCGCCATTGACGCCGACGACCCGGACGCGCCCACGTAGTTACCAACCATGTCGATTTGGTCTACGTTGTACAGCGCAAACACCGTCGTGGCGGCGGCGACCGCTGCCGAAAAGGAAATGGTAATGGTATTGGTGCCTGCGGCTGGACCAATCAGCGACCAGATACTCATGTACTTCCCGGTTGGCACCTCTTGCGTAAATCCTTCATTGGTCAGTGCCGTGGCGCTGTATCTTACGCCGTGCGGAAACGACTGGGAACTGTTGGAAATGAATACGACCAGTGCTGCCGCTGTCCCGCTGACCGATACGGTAATCGACATGGCGCTGCCGGTGTTATCCGTGCTGGCATTGGCGACGGAAAAGATGGAAACGGATGTGTTCGATGGCCCTTGCGAGATAGGATCAGCGGACACTGACTTGCAGGAGACTCCTGCGGCAATCCAATTAGTTGCTGCCCCCAGTGACCATGACATGGCAACGCTGGCGCTGCCGGACTCGTAAGAGGTCGCGTTACGGATAGATGTGCCACCGCTAACGAGATTGGAGAGTTGCGTCTGCTGCGGCCCGACTGCGCCGGTTGTTCCCGACCATGCGATACCATCAATGACGACTTCGGTCGCGGTGGACGTAAAGCCGGTGAATCCGGCTGATGTGGCGCTTCCGGTGAAGGCGGCGACATTGGTGACAAAATCGGTCTGGTCGGCATCGGTGATCGGGATAGCGGTCAAGGCCATCGCTGCCGCTGCCGAAAAGGACATCACGAGGCTATTGCCGCCAGTAGCAGGCGCGACCAAAGACCATATCGCGATGCGCTTGCCGGTATCTGGTTCTTGTGCGGCGATTTCCTGTGTCATGGTCACGCCGTTGTAACGCATGTTGTGCGGCGTGGATTGGGAAGTTGTGGCGACGAACACCAGCAAGCCACGATTGTTACCGCTGGTTGCGACCGTGGCGGTGTAAAAGACGCCGGTATTTTCGGTCGTAAAGGTGGCGGCTGCGCCGACAGTCAAGGCCATAACTACCCCTAAAAGTTGATGTCCATGAACGTCAGCACCGGCATTTCGGAACTAGACGGATTGGAAATGTAATAGCGGCGCGGTGCCATGACCGTCGTGCTGCTGCCGGAACTCCCAGGCGGGACCGCATAGGCGACGATACGCACATCGATTGGCCCCGAAGTCAGCGCTGTGGTATCCCATGACAGGTTCGCCACCGTCATCGCACTATTGATCGTGAAGGTGCCATAGATCGGGGTCGCCCCGGCAGACGGCAACAGTTCGGCATTGCGTATCGCGGTGCCGAATACGCCGAACGTGACCGTGCCGGTAATCGTCGCCGAGGACGGCGGCGCAAAGGACAGCGTGGCGGCAAAACTGTCACCGGCAGTCGAACTCGCACTGGGAACCGGGATGCCGGTCAGTTCCCATACCCGGATGTAATCGATTTCCATCGAGTTAGATGGCCCGCTCGGGGTGCGCGACGAATCCGGTTCGGGCAACCCGGCCTTGCGGAACCACAGGTCCACCACGGCGGCACACGGTCCATACGGGCCGTTGATTTCGGACGCCGACCAGATTGCCCCTGTCTTGCTGCCCCATATCTGGTTGTTGTAGTAGAACGTCAGGCCGTCCGGCTCCCATACCAGCGTATAGGTGTCGTGCTGCGAAGACAGGTCATCACCACCGCCCAGTCCCGCATCGGACAGCTTCAGGGTGCCGGACTGGACCGTAGGGGGACCGCCGCCATCGCGCCAGATCGTCCATGCCGAATTGGTTGGACGCCATCCATTGGCCGCACCATCGTTCCAGCCGCCCCCATCGTAGCCGTAGCACTCGAAGATATCGATTTCACACTGGGGATTGGCGTCGGGATGCTTGTACACCCATACCGAGGGGAAGATGCCGCGACCACGGCACATTTTGACCCGGACTTCCCATACGCCATAAACGCGCAAGAACGGGTTGCTGCCGGTCGAGCGCATCGTGAAGTCGGGATAGCCTGCGTCCGCATCCGGCCAGCAGCGGAACATGCTGTTGCCGCCGTTGTTGATGTCCCAGTTAAAGGCAGGATTGAAATTGCCGAAACTGCGGAATATCTGCCACTTGCTATCGAGCGATGACGAATTGAATTCATCGCTCATTACCAGCGTGTAGCCTGCGGCCCCCGGTATCGTCGGCTGTACCCCGGCAGGCGTGGTCGGGTCAATGGTCGGCATGACGGATCAGAATTCTTCAAAGACCATGTGGACGCCCATCGGACCAGCGCCGCCAGTGGTGAAGCGTAGCGACACTTGCGAATGGGAAGACAGGCTATCGCCGCGAGCGACAATCTCCTGCCCCGGCTTCGCCACCCAACGGTAGATGCCGCCATTGCTGTTGCAACCGAGGCGCAGCATCGCCACCGAACCAAGCGACGGTTGCGTGACCCAGGCGGTTGCCACGGTCGCGGACGCGCTGCCGGAATCGGGATCGATCTTCTGGCTGGTCTGGTTGGTGGGGGTCACGCCGACTGCGCCGGGACGATAGACGCCCAGTTCATTCGCAGTTGATGATGTACCAAGGCCAGTCACGCAAATCTCGTGAATTTGCGCCTTGCGGCCGGACGCGCCGGTAAGCGTCATCACATCGTTGCTGGTGCCGGGGGCGGCGGGTTGTACCGAGTTGGAATAGAAGGCCATGATAGTTACTCCGGGTGTCCGCGCAAGTCGCGCAAATGTTGTTGCAAAACTTTTGTTCTCATCTGAAGGCGCACCACTTCGGCGCTTGCGATCCACAGTGCGGCATTCAGTTCGCGCAGTTCGGCAAGCGTTTCCTGTTCATCGCTTAAGTGACAGTTCATGTCCAGGTCGCTCGCTGAAGGTGACAAGTCGTGGTTCGCGGTCGAGCCACAGTTCGAGTGAGAAACCCTCGAAACTGCGCCCTGAATCCGTTCTAATAGGTTGCTGGAAAACGAACTCATGTCTGCCCCCGCTAATAACGCTGTGCATTTCGGCCAGCAAGAGCGAACCCTTTGTGACCGCGATACGGATTTTGATTTCGTCGTTCATCAGTAATTCATGGCATTGCGAAGGTCATCCATCGACACATTGAGCCAGTCGCCCTCGGCAATCTGCCGCTTGACCTTCTTCAAGTGTTCAATTTGCGACTCCATCATCGCAATGCGGCGGTCGATGTTTTCACCGAGCGTTGGTGATTTGCACATCAATTCTGCTGCCTGTTTCTGCGCGTACTGGATGCCGCATTCTGCTGTTGGTGGATATCTGTCGATCATGCCGTTCTCCATCATTAATTGGTAAATTACCGCCTCGGTATTGCCTTTGAAAATCGGGTTGTTCATCCGAAGATGTCGTGCGATGTGTTGCCGACTAGCTTGTGCCACGATTCCTCGCTCTGCACGATCTTGTCGAGGTCGCTGCTGCTCGCATCCTTCAGCCCTTCAAAGGTCAGGACCGATGTCGGATCGCCCCTTGCCGGTGCCGCTGCGCCTGCCTGCCCGTTCTGAATCTGTTCGATCCGCGCTTGCAGGTTGGCCGGGGTCGCTGCTGGTGGCGCTGCCTTCGGTACATAGCCATTGCGTTTCGCCATGTTGTAGATCGCTTCGGCCGGGTTCTTGCCCTGCTGCTTGGCATTGAAGGCCACGGCGATTTCATCGCGCATCAGCGCGTCGGGAATCCGGTCTTCCGGCACACCGACATCGCGCATGTCCTGTGCGCGGATAGCGCGCAAGTGTTGATACGCATCGCCAAAGTCCGGCGTGGTCTTGGTGAACACTTCCTTGACTTGCCGGATGTCGGCGACAAACGCATTGAATTCCTGCGCCTGCTGTGACTGCTGCCGGTCGCCGACGATGTTGTTTTGCAGCGCGGCCATCTGCTGGTTCAATTGCTTGATGCTGAACATCATGTGGCCGAGTGGATCTTTTTCCGGGTCTGGTGCGACTTCCGGTGGCGGTTGGGTCTGCCGTCCCATCTGTTCGGTCAGCACACGCAAGTTCTCTTGCAATGCGGCCAGTTGGCGACGGTCGGCGGCGCGGGCCAGTTCGTAGTCGTCGGGAGCCGGTGCAGGCGCGGGGGCCGGTGACGGTGCCGGGGTAGCGCCAGCGGCAGGCTCATTCGCGGGTGCGGGTGCCGGGGTCGGGGTCGGCGTGGGGACAGCGGCAGCAGCAGCGGCAGCTTCGGCTTCCGCTTGTAAGGCAGGCGGCAGTTCGCCGGTCGCAAAAAACGCTTGTTCGTCGGCATTCAACTCATTTGGCATGATTACTCCTGTTGGACAAGTTCGCTACCAATGGGCTTGCCGGTAGCATCGGTAATGAGTTTGCGGGGGGATGACATCGCTTTCGATAGCGTCTGCATCGCGTGGGACATCAATTGCGCCTGCTCCTGCTGTGTCTGTACCAGGCTTTGCATGATTTGGCCGAAGCCGGATGTATCGATGCCGATGGACACCTTGCGTTCCTTGTCGTCGCCTTCGCTGTTTTCGGCCACACCAGCGGCAAACGCTTTTACTTTGAATTCGTTGTCTACCTGCTGCTGCTTCATTTTCTTTTCGTGGTCGAGGCGACGTTGCTCTAACTCGAACTGTCTGTCTTGCTTGAAGGCTTCGAGGTCGAATTCCGCCTTCGCCTTGATGCGTTCCAACTCCATTTTCTGTTCGTGCGCTTCGCGTTCCATCTGGATTTTTGCGGCGATATGCGCTTGTTCGGCTTCCAATTCCTGTTGCTTAATCGCTTGGTCGGATTTAAGCGCATTAATCTGTTCCTTCAGCTTTTCATTTTCCTGCTGCACTTCCTGATTGATTTGCTGCTGCTGTCCAATGAATTGCTTCCACTTCACCTGTAACGACACCGGCAACGGGGTGTAGTCGAGCAAGTCGGGCGGCACCGGGATACCGGCTTTGAGCATCGCCGGGATCAGGTTTTCCAATGTCTCCCAGGTCTTTTGCTTGGTGTCCGGCGCGGTCGGCGACTGGTCGACCGTGATGTCGTACTTGATCGCCCCCGGCGCTTTGGTCAGTGGCACGAACTCTTGCGATTCCGGCCCGCCGATACGGATCAAGCGGCCGTCGCTCATGTGGTGGACGATGTAGTACAGCAGCACGCGGCCCTGGTTCTTGCGGTAGTGGCGCAGCGCATCGAACATCGGGGCCAATAAACCATACGCGGCCTGTTTGCGCTGCTGTTCGAGCACACCGGCCTGCTCGCGGTTGGCAAGGCCCAGTGCTTCCAGATTGATGCCAGTGACCATCGGCAGACTGCCAAGCGCGAATTCCATCAACTTGTCGAGTCCGGCCGGGTACTGCGCCGGTTCTTTCTGCTTGATCTTGTTGCCGGACATCGCGCCTTCCTGCAATAGCGTGATGCTGGCAGGGTCGGCCCATTCGTCCTGTGCCTTGACGATATCGACAAACGCATTGACTTCGGCCAGCAACCCACCCTTGGCATTGCTGTTGATGATGTACAGGATTTGCGACAGCCATTTATTGGCCCACCGTTGCGGGTCTTTCATCACGCGGGTCAGGCCGTACCATGTATTGCGGTTGCGGTCGCGCTTGCAGGTAATCGCCTGGAAGCAGAACCCTTGCTGGCAAGGCGACTTCTTCACATCGAGCAGGGTTTCGCCGTTAAAGAATGCGCGGTAGTAGACGCGCTTCCTTTGCTTGACAAAGGTGTTTGCCGGAATCGGCGTACCGGCTGCGGCCATTTCCTTGTTGAGCTTGTTGAAATCGGCTTCGGACAGTTCTACCATCTGGTCGCCGGACGCGACCCGGTACACCTGTTCGTACTCGAACGTCTCATGCAGCCGGATTTGCACTTGCCCCTTGCGGCGGTCGATATTGTCGTCTGCGCTATCTTCGTCCTGATAGCCGTGGCCGGTACGCACCACGCCTGCGGCGCGGTCGGTATCCTCGGTGGCCGACAGGTCAAACGCTCGCGGGAATTGCGACCGGACATCGGCTTCATCAGCCCAGTACACCCGGTCTTGCCAGCGGCGGTCCTTCAGGCCGGACTTGGTAGCGGCCGGATCGGGGTACATTTCGAGCGGGTCGATGCGCTCAATTTCCAGTTCGCCGTCGAGGTCGTCCTCGTAGGACATCCTCGTTTGGGTCCAGCCGATACCGCAAATCAGCGCATCGCGGAACGCATCGGTTTCCTCGTCTTCGGCATCGCATTGCTCGCGGAAATACTTGGCGGCGGCATTCCAGACTTCGGCAAGGGGAGCATCTTCGACGCCGCGACCGGAAAAATGGGTTTCCTGCCGTGCGCCGACTTCCGCGCCGACGACCGCATCGACCATCTTTTCCGAGTAATTAAAGGTGATTGGCGGTCGCCTTTCGGCTTCCAGCTTGGCTTTGTCTTCCTGTAACCACTGGTCGCCCGCGACAAACGCATAATCATCGACTGCGCACACCCGCCAGTTACGCCAAAACGTCCGCGCCCGCTGATAGCGTTCGTTTGCTGTTTTAGCGAACTGTTCGCGGTTCATAGCGTTACCCCCAACCGTTAATTGATCGAAAGTATATGCCTGTGCGATTGACTTTGACTATTAAATTTGCCGATTTAATAGATTTCATGGTATATCCGCGCCAGTTTTCGGGGCATGGGCTTCGCGGTACACCTTTTCTTCGTAGATGTTGTAAAGAAGCACGTCGCGGGTCACATCGTTTTCGATGGGTTCGACGCCGTGGAAGCTGTAACTGGTCTTGAAGAAGCCGAAGCAGGAATTTTCGATGTACGGCGCGGTATAGATGTTTTTGAAGTTCTCGAACTTGTGGTGCGGTCCACCGGGGCAGCGGAATGTCGGGTCGTTCGGCATGTAGATCGATGTCCCGATGGTCGAATCCCAACAGTCCAGCGGCGGCAGGTAGAACAACAGGGACACGATTTTCCATGCCGCGTCGGTATGCGGGCCGATCCGGTAGCCGATGCCGTCACGGACCAGTCGCAAGTCGTGGAAAATCGCGCATTCGTCCTGGTTGCGACCGGCAAAGCGGTGCTGTAACGGGCCTGCGAAAATCCACGCGACGTTTTGCAGGAACGATTCGGACTTCATAAAGGCCAGTTCGGGAATATCGTCTATTTCGCCGAAGGTGCGACCGTGATAGGCGTTGCCGTTGCCGTCATAGTCGTTTTTCCCGGCCAGATGGTGCAGCAAGGCATGGTAAAACTCATACGGGAACACGTTTTCGACGAAAAAATGCGGATACGGCCACTTTTTGACGGTCGCATTGCGCAGCGCATACAAAACATGGCCTTCGATATCGGTTTTCATAGCTTTTTCCATTTATCGGCAGGAACATCGAGAAAATCGGCGTCATCGCGGAAGAAAATCACGTTGCCGACGCCTTTGAATGCGCCATCCTTGCGCCGCGCCTTCTCCGCTGTCACCATGTCAGCCCAAAACCCCAATTGGTTCATCTTTTCGATGATGGCGACGTGTTCAGGCAGGCGCGTATTCAGTTCGACCAACACCGATTGCGCTTTTGTTAGCGCAAATTCAGCACCCGCGATGATTTTGTGTTCCAGTCCGTCCACATCAATTTTGATGTGGTCTGCATACGCCTTCATTTGACTGCTGAAAATATCAATCGTGGTCCCGAAGCACCCTTGCTGAAACTTGAATTTCTTCGGTTGCAGGTGATAGTCCACCTGTTCACCAAAGCTGTTGCACGACCCCCCCGGCATGACATGGGTCACGTAGAAGGTATCGAGGCCGATGGTGTCGGTAAGCGCAATCGGCCAGGGTGTAATGTGGCCCTTCAGCTTGTTCAGTGCGAGGTTGCGGCACATCAGCGCGAAATTCTGCGAGTCCGGTTCAAACGCATGGACGGTGATGCCGCGCTGCGCGGCGACCATGCTGTATTGACCCATGTTCGCGCCGACATCGAACAGAACAGAGTCTTTCGCCATGCCGTTGATCCACGCGATGGTGTCCGGCTCTTTCGTCAGCAAGGTATCGACGCGCCACGCGCAATGCGTGTTCGGTGTCAGGAAAACTAACCCTTCGGCCTGCACATGGGGATGCAGTTGTTCGTATTCTTCGAGTTTCATGGTGTCCTCAGTAAAAACCGATCTTCTTCGCCGGTCGCGGCACCGGCATGCCTGTTACTTCTTCGACTACCTGATGCAGTTTTTCGATGATGTCGTAGTCCGGTCCATCACCACTGACACTGTGCGCAGCACCGGAATGACCGGGGCCATCGTTGTACTCGTCTTCGTCATACGGCCACGGTTTCACGATGACATCCATGTGGTGCCGCCGCTGTGTCGCTGTGCGTACCTGTCACGCGGTTTTGGCGCATACGCTTCCGGCAGCGCAAAGCGCCGCATCATGTGGGCGTAGCGGCTCGCGCACATCAGGTCTTCGCGCTCCTTCACGATCTCGCCATCCTTGCGGTGATACATGCGGAATTCCTCAAACCATTCATGCAGGTTCGCGTCCACCTTCCAGCGGCCGGTGCGCATCAGTTCGAGCATTTCCATCAGGCCCGCCTCAACCCCGTTGCCGCGCTTGTCGCCGAACGTCGCCCACTCGGTCAGCATGTTCAATCCGTGGTCCTTGTACTGATGGCGCAACTGCTCGCACGATCCGCCCTTGTCATGTTGCAGGCCATCCTTCGGCCACGCGCAGGGGATCCACGTACCCCACGGTTTAATCGCCGACGCATGAATCAGCGGCATTTCCCGCGCCTTGCGATACATCTTGATGACATGGGTGCAGTCGGCGTCCGGGTCCAGCACATGCTTGACGGCGGCGGTCGGGTGGTCCCATCCGAAATCGAGGCCGATAATCTGCTTCCAGTGCGACGGGATGTGAATCAGCGGAGCCTCTTTAATCACTTCCTCGGCTATCGGGAAGATGCGGCCGGACCCCAACATGGGGATGCCCTTGGTCCGGGCTTCGCGTTCGTGCTCCGGGTACGAATCGATGATCTTCTGCCGCTGCTCGGCTGTGTAGTGCAGCACATCGGCAATGGTCATGTTCGTTACATGCCTGTCCGGGTGCTGCGCGGCGATGAAGCGCATGACGACGCTGGACATGCCAAGCAACGGGGTAAAGGTCAGGAACACCGGGCCGGTCGTCGCGTTGGTGCGGGTGACGCCCTCGGTATAGATTTCTTCGGGCGGTTCCTCGTCAAACCACACGAAGTCGAGCGTTTCGGACTGGAACGCTTCGCGGCCATCAGAATAGGCTTTAAAGGTGATTTGCGAGACTTCGCCGGACATATAGTGCTTGACCAGGATGGTTTCGACCGCATCCGGTACGCCCCTTGCCCGCTTGATTTCGAGAATGAGTTCCTTCGGGATGGTGCCGGTTCCCCACTGGCCTATCGGTCCAAGCAAAATGCGTTGCGCGCCGTCGCGGGTCAGTTCGGAAGTCGGACCGGCCACCCATCCCCGGTTCGCCGACTCGAACACTTTCCCCTTCCACCACTCCGGGTAAATGCCGGTAACGTGCATGCCGACTTCCTGCCCTGCCGCCAGCGTCTTGCCAAGCTGGTTGCCCGCCATCAGAAGCCGTTCGCGGAACCGTGCGCCTGCCGTGTGGAATTCGATCTGCCGTGGGTATGGCTTGTAGAACATCGACGCGAAATTGCGCCGCAACTCGCGCAACCGCTGCAACTTGGCAAACCGGGCTTCGTCGGCGTTGCTCACTTCATCTTCCCGGTCGGCATAGGTTGTTTGAAGGCCAAGGCGCGCATGTCTTCCAGGTGCCGTTCGGTCGCCGCCAGTTGGCCGACGCTACCGACGCCATTTGTCGGCCGGATGCCGCAATGCCACAATTCATCCATCAGCTTTTGGGCGACATCGACATGCAGGTGCATCGCGGGGTCGGCATAACTGCCCGCAAAGATTTCATGGAAAGATGCAGGGGCCATCACCAGAAGCATTCCGCTGGCGTCGTCGGAATCGCGGACATCACGGAAATGAAGGTTGATCGCACTGTTGTAATCGCAGCGTTCGGCAAATACTTTCATACGGCTATTCATAATCATTCTCTGTGCTCCGGTGGCAACATCGGTAATTCGTGCGCTTCCACATCGACAAAGCCGCCCTTCTCGCGCACGCCAAGTTCTTTCTCCAAACGCTTAATCTCGGCGCGCAGCGCCGCAGGCGATGGCATGGGTTTCCGATGGTTAATTTCTACCTTGCTGCCATACTTGGCCGGGTTCTGGACCTCGGCCCCCCACTTCAAAATCTCGGACGCGACCTTGTACGCATTCGCATCCTTGGGGTGCGCCAATACCTTGCGCGACAGGCTGTAGACTTCATCGACCGCCAGGTCTGCCCGAATCATCTTCGCCTTCTCATAGGCGACCTCGAATTCCGGGTTTTCCTCGATCCAATAAAAAAAACCGCGCAGGCTAGGCCCAAGCGGTTCCTTTTCTATCGCTTCCCTCACGGTGTCGCCCATCGCTATGTGTTCACACAGCCGCAGCGCAATCCGCTTGTTGTAGCGGCGGTATTGCTTCTTAGCCACAGCGCAACACCCAATTGTCGTATGCCTTCTTGGGCGTCACTCCATAGCCAAGCACCTTGTACCCGTTTCGAAATACCGAAGGGTCCGCGCATAGCCATACCCCGGTCAACCTCAACAACTTGATACGCGGCTTGAATATCATATTGCCCCCAGTTATTGCCCGGTTCCCATCATTGCCCGCTACTTGTTGCCTGATGCCACAGGTTTGCGCACTTCCCGTTCTCTGTTTCAGGTAAGCCAAACCTTGCTGGAAGAAACGGGTTAGCGATGACAGGCTGGGTGCCGCGACCGCACGTGCAACGGTTCCGGGTCTATACGCAGCGAAAGGACGGCATCACCAGCGCCCCGATTCTACCCACTTCCTATCGCACAACACAAATCAATTAATTCTGCCTATGAGTAACATCTACGTACTAACACGTAGAACTTACCTATTCCTTCCCGAAATATCCCGGAAAAATAAAACGGGAATAAAACGGGATTTATCGGGATTGCGTGAGGGAAAGGAACGATATATCCCAGGGAAAAAATTGTGGAGGGACGGAGCTATGCCACTCCACGCCACCCGGGGGTACTTGAAAGGACGATGACCACCTTTTGGGGAAGAGGAGAGAGGGAGGGGGATTGGTGCAGGGCAGCAGAGGGGCGGGTATAACCCCGTGTTTTGGCGCACCTGTCATAGTGTGTTGCAGCGCGCAATATAGGCGTGTTTGGGCGTATATCGCGTGTGTGTGAGTGTGTGGCTGAGTGCGAACCAACGCTAGTGACTATGTGTGTCGTCTCTGTGCAGTTGTATTGCTATGGCTAGTCATGGTGTAAGCCTAGTCATGCCCTAGTGAATACAGGCTCTATACGCCCTTATACGCCATTGGTGTCACTCACATACTCACCACAACGCTATCGCTTGTCCTGCGCAATCCTAGTGCGTCCTGCTTTTACTTCTGGTACGTGTCTATTGGTGCAGATGTGTATTGCATCATATTGGTGCTATTGGCTTTTAGCACTATTGTTTTTTATTACTTGTATTGCTTATGACGATGTATTACGGGTATGGAATGTTGATTATTTTTATCGTGGGCGAAATTTATGAGTGTTGAATTTGGGTCGCCGATAGAGTTGCGCCGTGCAAGGGAGTTGGAAGCGTATTACGAGAAAGTGATTGCCGGGGTGATGCAGGCTTACAGGATGCCAGCAAGGGAAGGATTGGAGGCGCGTTTAGTGGGATTGCTGATGCAAGTGCATTGTAATGCGGGTTTGCGGGCTGAATTGGATAAGCCTAAGCGTGATTTGGCGTGAGTCTGTGCGTACCAGGGAAGCGGCTTTAATTCTTGTTGGCATTTATATGTGTTCCCTGGTACGCGGGGTTTAATCGTCTATCTGGTGCGCGTATCCATTGCCATTGGTGCGATATTTACGGTCGCCCTCCTTAGGCTTGGCGCGTTTGATACGGTCGCGTATCCATTGCGAGCCACCGAGTTCTAGGCACTTTTGCCATTCGGCATCCGTCATGCGGATTGACCGTGCTTTCATGGGTTCGCCATCCTCGGATTCAGTCTTACGACCGGCACCAATGCGCGCACCACCCCATTGCTTTGCATCGTCGTCGTCATTGCCGTTCCCTATTCCCATGTTCAATCCCTCGTAGTTGCTATTCATAACTATCACCTATTAAGTGCATAAGAGCAAGTGGCTTTGATATTTGTCAAAGCCTGATTAGGTAATACGCTTTCATCTTGAATTTGTATTTGCATACAACTTGATTGCGTATATATTGGCTCTAAGGGTAAGCCGCATTATACCTGACCTACCAGACGAGGGCCAACATGAAAACGCAAGTCTTTATACCTGTTGAACCTGCCTTGCAAAGTGCCGTATTGAAGCAGTCGATCATGGACCGCTTCGGTGGATTCACGGTTTTTAGCGCACAAGGCGCATGGAAGATGCCTGACGGACTGCCTTGTGTAGAGGCAATCGAGATTGTCGAGGTCTTTACTCCCAGTCAAGACCGTGCTTCCAACGAGCAATGGTTCTATGACCAGTGCTGTCAATACGGATTCAACGCTAAGCAAGATGCAGTCCTGCTAGTGCATGGCGATGAACCCACGTTTATTCATACCAATGCTGCTTAGGAGAACCATCATGGCATACCAAGTGGAACACGCATTTACTTTCGGCAGTTACACACTTTATCCAATGCAAGGAGTGTGGGTTCACGATGATTTCGGACAACTCGTAAATGTTTGCAATAACCATCAATCTTTGATTTCAAACATTAATTTCTGGTTGTCATGCTATTGCCCGTCTGGTGAATAGTTCGCACATGCAAGGGCAGACCCTTGCACCTGTGAATTACAGGATAACTAGGAGCAATCATGGAATCCCAAGTTAATAACCTGTTGCAACTGTACTTCTGTTTAGCAATACAGGAAGTGCAAACCTATGTGATCGAAGAACTTGAAAAGCTGCAAGTTCGCGGCGACTTCACTGATAACAGATTTATCGGCTTCGATTACAAGAATCAACAGTGGATCGAGTATCAACAGTAATCAGGTGCAACCATGAAACGCATGACATTCATCTTTGACTGCGGATTTAGCTTTACTGCGGTATCGCCCGCCAGTCACACGAAATTCCATCGCTATATCCGCATGCGGTTATTGGCATGCCAGATCGAGCAATTGGGATTCTGTTACATCGGTTAATCGCTTTACCCGGCCTGCACTGGTGCATGGGTTACAGCCGTGAAATGCTCGTTAGTGGGCCGGTCTTTTTCTTAGGAGAACCATCGTGGAAGGTCCGTTAGATATGAACGAAGCAGGCAAGCGTCTGGATGATGCGCTGCTGTTGGTGCGTGAAGCCGCACAAAACTATGTAGAGAGGTACGGCAATGACTTGCGCGGCCTGATGAAAATCATCGACCAAAGTTCGGGCCAATGGTCAGGCGGTCCCTACACGAGGATCAACATCATTGAAGCACTCATCAAGGAAAAGGCGATGCAAGAGCTTGACCGTCAAATTCGTCGCCTGCCTGTAAGCAAATAACTTAGGAGAACATCGTGAAAGTTGTATCTACGCAAGAAGCAGGCTTTGTACCGATCACGGTCGCACTGTCCATCGAGACAAAAGCCGAGTTGGAAGCACTGTATCAACTGGGCAATCATGCAACGCTTGTATCCGAGCAAGTAGGCGTCCGCAATACGTTGAATGAGGATGTGAAGCCGACATTGCAACAGTTTCTTGACGGACTGTACGAAGCACTGTCCGCGTATCACACACGGTATTGCTAGGAGAAACCATCATGGCACACGTAGCAGACACCCAAATACAGGCACATTCAGCCGGTCCATTGTTCCCCTATGTGATTGCACGGCGCGAGTGCAATCAGAAACGCACTTGGGAGATTACCGGACCCAAGACGTATATCACCGGATGCCAATCTTACGAAGAAGCAACGGCATTAGTCCTCACATTGAAGGAATGTAAGCCGGTCAATTTGGCCGCATGCAAAGCCGACGATACCGAAGAATGCAGCGATTGCGGGGCAAGAGTGCAATACATCATCGGCTGTCCTGATGGTGCGGAAATCTGCCAAGACTGTTTCGACGCTGGCAATCACTGAAAGCGCCTTGCTTGCCACTGGGGAAGGTGGCAATCGGATGCACTTTCGCATCGTTACTTTGGGATATTAATCATGGCACACGAACTTACCCAACGGAAAAATGGTTTCGTTGAAATGGCCTACTTCGGTGAATTGCCCTGGCATGGACTTGGACAGGTGATCGAAGCTGATGACTCGCTGGAAGTCATCCAACGCAAAGCCGGAATGGACTGGCAAATCGAGTCCGCACCTGTTGAATACTTTGCCGTCCCTGCTGATGGTGATGATGTCGGCCTGCACCAGTTTGAAGGACACAAGGTGCTGTATCGCGGTGACAATGCAAATGCCCTATCGGTCGTATCAAGCAAATTCAAGGTCGTGCAACCGTCCGAAATCATCGAGTTTTTCCGCGACCTGTGCGATGCCAACGACTTCAGGCTGACCAGTGCAGGCACATTGTATGGCGGTAAGCAGTTTTGGGCGCAAGCCGACATTGGCGAAGAAGCCTATGTGACTGGCAATGACCTGCTAAAAGGCAAATTGCTATTAGTTACATCATGCGATGGCTCATTGGCGACAACAGGTAAATTTTGCAATGAACGTACCATCTGCATGAACACGCTTACAAACGCATTGCGCGAAACAGGTTCGCAAATCCGCGTGACTCACCGGGAAACCTTTGACCCGAAACTAGCAAAGCAGCAATTAGGCGTCGCAACGGATTCCTTCGGTGCATTCCTGGTGCAAGCGCGCAAACTGGCAAACAAGACAGTCACCTATCGGACTGCCGAGAATTTCGTTCGGACATTGCTCACGACCGATGAAAATCAGGATGTGACCAAGACTGCCGGTTATCAAGCGGTGATGGACCTGTTTGAGAATGGCAAGGGCAACACTGGTGAGACTGCATGGGATCTGGTGAATGGCGTGTCCGAGTACGTCGATCACGTAGTCAAGAGTCGCAGCGAATCGAACCGGATGTATAGCGCCTATTTCGGACGCGGTGACAAGCTGAAGTCGATAGCTTTTAACATGGCATGCGCGTTGACTTGATAGTGTATATCTATGGGATGGGTGCAAAGCCCGTCCTATAGTCCAAGACTATGCGGTGAGAAGTAACCAATAGCATTTATCAATTGGTACTAACAGGTTTCATTGCATACGGGTATAGCTTGTCCGGGTGGCACCTTTCGAATGTCCATACACATTCAAGCCCACTCGCCTATGAGGGGTTTCATCATGCAAACCTTTGAACTCTTAGATTTCGAGCGTGACCAGTTGCTCGAATTGCTGCGCGAAAAACTCCACAGCGAAGAAACCCTTGCACATTCCATGCCAGCGGATAGCACGTTCCACGGCTATCGGGCCAGGATGTGTATCCGCTTCTTGGAAATCCTGAAACCGCGTGATGCTGCCCGCGCAGACACGCCGGGGCATTCTTATTTGCCTGCAAGCAGTTTGGAAAAATCCCCGGCGTCCACACCATCCCCACTTATTGCTTAACCTAAATCATGTCTACGAAACACTTTCAAGCGGTGTTTGATGCACCGTTGTCGGCTAAACAAAAACTCATCCTCATGGTGTTGTGCTACCACTCCAACGACGAGGGCGAGTGCTATCCATCTTATAAACGGATTACTGAAAAGGCAAGTGTTTCCCAAAGGACAGCGCAAGACGCGATTGCCGAACTGGAAGCAATGAATATCCTGACGCGAGAGGCGCGGCCAGGATGCCGCAACTTTTTCAACATCAATGATCCTTGCTTTTGGGTATTTGAAATAGATCAAAACCACGGCAAAGAATGCCAGGGTACACCCCGGCAAAATGCGCTGAATCTGGAAGAAACCCCGGCAGAATTTGCCACCCACCCTAGCAGAATTTGCCACCCACCCCGGCAACCATTGCCACCCACCCCGGCAAAATCTGCAAGCAACCCCGGCAAATCCTGCACCCTCTATATAAATACAAAGAAAGAACTATTAAATAACAATGAAAGAATAAAAGATAAAGGCAAGCCGCCTGCTTATTCTCCCGTCGCTGATTTGATTGAACGCGGGGTGGATTCGGAAACGATTGCAGACTGGATGCAATTGCGCAGCAAGAAAAAAGCGCCTGTCACCAAAACCGTTGTGACACGGCATGCCAGTGAAGCGGACAAAGCTGGAATTTCCCTGACAGAAGCATTGCAGATTTCATGTAGTCGTGGATGGCAAGGGTTCGAGGCCCGGTTCGTAGTGTCGGCCACCACACGCATTAACCCACCCCCACGTTCCACCAGTTCGCGTGACCGTACCGCGAATTTCATGGCGAAAATCTTTAGTTCAAGCAATCAATCACAAGGTGACGACGATGCCATCGACATCTGACTGGCCGACCAATGCGATACCGCGCCGCTGGATCGAGGCGCTTTGGGCTGAAATGGCGACTGCCTATGGCAGCAAGTTAGCCGATCTTTGGGCTGGTCAGGACATCGAAACCGTGCAGCGTGATTGGGCTATCAAAATGGCGAAGCTGACACCCGAGCAAATCCGCCGTGGACGTAACGCCCTGACATCACAAGCATGGCCTCCTACGCTGCCGATGTTCCTTCTGCTATGTCAACCTCCGGTCGAGCCAGTGAAGGCGTACTACGAGGCCATAGCAGGCTTGCAGGCGCGGTCCTTGGGTGAAATGGGTCACTGGTCACACCCGGCGATATTTTGGGCTGCTGCGCGCATGCAGCATGATTTGCGGTCGTGTGCGTACTCGCAAATCCGCGAGCGTTGGGAAGTCGCATTGAAAGACGAATTATCGAAGAACGGATGGCCGGACATTACTGCGCCTGCATTGGCACTTGCCGCACCAGGGACGAATCACGAAACCAGCAAGGAACGCGGGCGCGAATTATTGTCGGCGGTGCGCAACATCGTGAATAAGTCACAAAATGATACAAATCCCAAACAGTGGGCGCATAACATCATCGAGAAATCGAAGCAACCGAACCACGGATTAACGCAAGCGGTTATCGATATTGCGCAAGAGGCGTTGAAAAATAAATCTTGACACACTTGATTACGCATATACACTGTATATACAAATTCAGGGAGCATCTGAAATGAGGTCCGCACATGGCAAAGCAACCGTCCACCGAACTCCCACCGGGGCATCTTCGCAGCAAGGGGGATTTGCATTTGAAGCAGACGACAGCAAGCCGACAGCAACTATCGCGGCAAGCCCGGATACAACACACGGTCAAGACAATGCCAGTGGTGACACTGGACTGGTCGAAGCCGAAATCTTAGTGCGTTGCCAGTTCTGCGCGCATGTGGACACACACAAGTACCCGGACCATGAAAAGGTTGGATTGTGTGCCTGCACCAAGGATTTCGAGCGCAACGTATTCGGCTATTTCCGTGGCATGCAAGCGCCGCATGTTTGCAAGGACTATCAAGAGGCGGACCTATGACATCGAAAGGAATTTCACCAACAGAATTGACGTTACGCGAAATGCGCAATCGCGGTTACAAATGCGCCATCACCGAGCACTGGAACCCCTTCGCCAAAATCCGGCAAGACCTGTTCGGTTTCATTGATGTTCTTTGCTTAGGAGATAACGAAGTCATCGGCGTACAAGCGACCAGCTACAGCAATATCTCTGCAAGGGTGAAAAAGATCGCCGAGCATGAGAATGTGGGACTGGTGCGCAAAGCAAACATCCGTATCCTGGTGATCGGATGGCACAAGGGCGACGACAACCGCTGGAAATTCCGCGAAGTCGATTGCTCATAATGGAGACAAATATGCTTAAGCGGTTAGAACCGATCAACGCAATTGACGCCAAATTTGCACAACGCATTTTCGACACCTTGATTGCGAACCCTGGTATCACAGAAGCAAAGTTAGCCAAGTTGTTGCACACCTATCCACGCGCCGTTAAACCGATGCTGGAACGGATGATTGATCGGGAATGTGTCGTAAAAACCAGTACCGGATTTTTGCGCACCTATGCGGTATCGGGATTGATTCACGAAGCGGCCAAGCTGTCCGCGACATCGGTTGAAGTGCATAAGCCACTGTCACTGGACTATCTGCGCATGATGGCTTTCGTGATGACTAAGAGGACGTAATGACGACAAATATCTCATTGCACCAGATACGTGCCGTCAGGGTACAGAAGACGTTTTCGCTGATGACCGGCGAAGTGGTGCAAAACATTGAGATTGTCAGTAGCCGGGGTGATGCCATTTACTTGACGCTGTTTTTCGACAAGGCATTGCAAAACCCCGGGCTGCTTCAGGAAATGGACTGGACTGGAATCATTCAGGAGAATGGACATGGCACAGGTATATGCAGCAATAGCGAATGTGATGTCGGACTTGGGAGCGGAAGGGATTGCGAAGTCGCACAAGAACCAGTCACAGGGGTATGCGTTCCGAGGGATTGATGATGTCTACAATACCCTGTCCGCATTGCTCGTCAAACATCATCTGTTAATCCTGCCGAACACGCTTGAACGCACTGTGATCGAGCGCGAAACCAAGAACGGCGGGTTAATGATGTCGGTCACGGTCAAGATCGAATACACCTTCATTAGCGTCGAAGACGGATCGTCGCACAAGGTCACGACCTACGGCGAAGCGATGGATTCCGGCGACAAGGCGACCAATAAGGCGATGTCTGCCGCGTACAAATACGCCGCCATTCAAGCATTCTGCATCCCGACCGAAGGCGATAACGATGCGGACGCAACCACCCATGAAATCACCGGCAAGAAGCAAGCTGTCAAGCACGTCTATTCCGGCAAGGAATTGATTGCGCAAGCGACCACAGAAGCAGGCTTAGGCATCAAGGCGTATCGCGCATTCTGGAACGAACTGACGCCAGCAGAGAGGGCCACCATCGGCGAAAGCATGCATGCCGACTTCAAGGCCAAGGCCGAAGAAGCCGATTCCAGCTACGTACCGCAATAGGAGACATCATGCGTGACATCAAATATCAAGATATTTATCTGGACGCCGCTGGCATTGTGGACGAACGCAATACGTCATGTTCTCAGGCGATAAAAACTGCGACCCGTCGCCTTGGTTATCGTTACTGGGATTTTGAAGCACATGCATGGCTTGTGTGGTGGATGGGGCCAGTTGATCTAAATTACGCAGGCGACAAACTAACCCGCGTTATCGCGCTTCTGTTCATGCACCAGATTGCAAAGGAAAAATAATCATGGGTTGGGAATTACGAGAGGGTAGCGGGTCATTGTTCAAGAATGAGCGCCGCAACAATGAAAAGCACCCGCATATGACCGGCACTTGCATGATCGACGGCAAGGTGTATTACATCAGCGCATGGACCAAGGAAGGCGCAAGCGGCCGATTCCAGTCGCTCGCATTCAAGTTGAAAGACGACGACCATGATGGAGATTATGACAACAGAGGCAATCGTGACGGCCATTCTGGTAGTGGTGGGCGCGGTAACAGTAGTGGTAATCGCGGCGGGACTGGTCGCGCTAATCCTAATGGGAATCGTCAAGGCAGTCACCAGGATTTTCCAGAGGACGACGACATTCCATTTTAGGGGCCGCAAATGATTCGCTGCATACCTGTTCCATCGTGTCAAAAATGCCCCTATATGCAGTTTCATTACGGCGAACATGAATGCGCAAAGATGGAATTTAAGGCGCTACCGAAGCAGACGAAGGAAAACGGGAAAAGCACACCGATACCTTCATGGTGTCCGCTACCGAATCATCCGACTGCAAACATAGAGGCGACAAATGAGTGACCTGACCCTATACGAAATCGCCGCCGAGCACCGCGACATGGTGAACAAGCTGATGGAAATCTGCGACGACCCGCAAGTAATCGCCGACACCATCGAAGGCGAATCGCTATCGCTGGAAGTCAAGGCGCAGCAAGTCGCTTTCGCCAGTCGCAACCTTCGCGCCCTGGCTGCATCCATCCACGATGCCGCCGCCGACATGACACGACGCGCCGACCGCATAGAACGGCATGCCGAGCGGATCGATGCGTACCTGCTGCATTGCATGCAAGTGTCCGGCAAACAAAAGATCGACTGTCCGTATTTTGAAATGGCATTGCGCAAGAATCCGCCGAGTGTGGACGTATTTGAACCGGGCCTGCTGCCACCGGAGTATATGAAGCACCCGGAGCCACCGGCACCGACACCGAACAAGGTTGCAATTGCAAAGGCAATCAAGGCGGGCAAGGAAGTGCCGGGGGCAAGGCTGAAACCCGGCGAAACCCGACTGGAAATCAAATAGGGCGTAGTGTCCACCGCCGAAATGGACATCACATTTAGGGGGACAAACCATGCTCTAAGACCTGTAATACCTCATTTATGGAACCCAAGGCGCGAGAAGCGCAACGGCATACGTCCCCCCAAGGGACCGATCCGGGGAAGGGCCGGACTAACTAGGAGACATCATGCCCGCCAATAACGAACTCAACGATGCACCCGTATTGGACCAGATGCGCGAGCACTGGCAAAAACTGCTTGCGCTGGTACTGTGGAAAGCGCGGCGTGATGGCCGGTTTGAAGTCAAGATATCGACCGACGATATCGAAGCGATGAATGCCGCATTCGGCAACAACGCGACCATCTTTACCCATGCGACCGGCGACACGATCTACCTGTCCCTGATTACCAAGGAACAAGCGGAACTGATCGCCGCGCACCAAGCCGGTATCAAGGGCCGCGCATGATTACCGACGAGAAGGTAGAAGCCGCCTTGGACTACCTTCGTATCAATGCCAGCAAAGCGGCCAAGGCCAAGGCCGAGCGGGTGTACATGGAAGAATTTAGGAAGGTCGTCAAGGCCAACATAATGAAGAAGTTTAATAACCTTCCGCTACAGGCGCAGGAGCGAGAGGCATACGATAGCGCCGAGTATCGGCAACAGTTGCAGGCGATGAAGGAAGCGATTGAAGCCGATGAATTTTGCAGATGGGGATTGGTAGCCGCGCAAGCTACGTTAGATGCGTGGAGAACGGAAAACGCCAACAGGCGGGCCGATAAAGTCTAGGAGTCCCTATGTATTTCACACTTGGCGTCATCGCAATGATTGTGGGCGCGGTGATCTTGAACGTGCAAAACAATACGTTGCCGCGAGGTTTTGTCAGTATGTCGAAATGGGATTATGCAGGCGGATTTCTTTTCGCTGCTGGTCTGTTCACCGTCCTGTATTCGCTGCTGTCCCTGGCATGGAGGTATTTACCATGAGTCAGTTCCCCACTAACAAAACTCGCAAACTAATTACCCATGATGGATGCGAGCAATCGTTCTGCACACCACTATCGATACAGCAAGTGAAGAACAAACTCAGTGCGTCTTCACTAACGTCGCTTGAACTGGACACGCTGATTATGTTTTCCGATGAAGCGGCGAAGATCAAGGACTTGCCAGAGAATGAAGAAGCGATGGAGTTCGCAAGACAATGCGGCTGGTTAAGCACCGACAAGATTTGCGGCAATGTGCTGATCGTGCCGGAAACCGATTTCTATGGCTATTAAGGTCCATCATGCCACTACAACCCGATATGTTTAACCGCGTATTCGACAAGACCGGCAAGGATACACCCGCCGAACTGGACGGTCGCGCACTGGCCGAGGAAGGCGCACAACGCGCCGTGGACCACGCGGACAAGGTAGCCGACGCAATGGAGTTCGGAAGCTGGTCCGACCGCGCCTACGCGATTCTGGAACGCTTCGCACAGGCCCGCGTCCCCTTCCGTACCGAACAGGTCCGTCAAGCAGCCTATGAGGAAGGTTTGCCAGTGCCACCGGACGAACGCGCCTGGGGTGGGGTGATCTGCCGCGCAAAGAAGGAAGGCATCCTACGGCATTACGGTTGGGTATCATCCACCGGCAAATCGAGCCATGCACACCCGATCAGTTTGTGGAAAGGTAAATGATGAACGATAACCCGGAGCAATGCTGGTGGCCGCATGGCGATTGCCAACTGCCTAAACCGACGCCATTGACGGACGCGGAAGTTATGGCGATAGCAAAAGAGGCAGGATGGCAGAACACGGCAATTCTGATGGTCGATATGCCGGGGTTGAAGCGGTTCGCAACGTTAGTGCTCTCACGTACCGCGCAGCCAGCACAAGAGCCAACCAAAATTGAGGCGTGGCTGCAGTCGATAGCAGGCAATGAAACGGCCAACAAATCGGCAAGGGACGCGGCGAAGCATCTGCTGACCGTGTTGGAATCAAACCCTGTTGCCGCCCATCCACCGCAGCAGGTAAGCCGGGACGATATGAAAGACGCGGAACGGTGGCGGGCATTCCGTTCAAGGGATGAATTTCAAAACTTGGACTTCACGGACTTTCGAGAACAGTTTCGTGAGGATGCTGATGCAGTTATCGACGCCGCTATGTCCGCAAAGAAGGAACCACCATGTCAGACCGACTGACCGCCGATGAACTGGCCGAACTTGTCGGCTGCAAACCAAACCAGCGCGTCCGCATGGCCGAGTGGCTACGCACCCGTAGCTGGATTCACGAAATAGACATGAACGGCTTGCCAGTTGTGATGCGCGCCTACCGCGACCGCAAACTAGGCATAGTCGATGGAAAGGTTACTGCTACTCATGCCAGCACCCCGGACTTCAGTCACTTCCGTTAAGGAAAAGACTGCCGTAGAACGGCTGTACAAGCGCACAGGCAGACGCAAAGTCTCGTTCTACTACCAGCACCAGGACGGACGCAACGAAACGCTTGCGACCGCCACACCGGGCGACCGAGCAGGTATTATCGCGGCCGAGGAAGTCGCCATGCGCCGCGCACTCGATATTCGCCAAGGGGCCATCGTTGCCGGTACGGTCGCCGATGCCATCAAGCGGTTTCGGGAAGAATTCGACAGCAAACATTTTCTATCGCAATCCAACGATGCGAAGCTGATTCGCAAGGGCGAGTACAACAACCTGACCAAAACATTTGGCAAGATGCCGCCGAAGGATTTGAAGATGATCCACGGTTATCAATACCTGGATGTGCGGGCCAAACAAGGCGCACCCATGAAGGCCAACAAGGAAATGGCGCTGATGTCCACGATGTGTAATTACTGGGTCCGGTGGGGCATCATCGAAGTCAATCCGTTTATCGGCCTGATGCAGAACAAGGGCGACAAGGAAGTGCGCACCATCACCCGGCGTCAGATCGTGCAGTTCTATTTGTGGACACAGCGCCGTACCGAGCCGCATTTCAAGGTCATGGGCTGCGCCGCGCTGTTCACCTATCTGACCGGATTCCGCGCCGCCGAGGTCCGGCCTTTCCATGCGTCCGGCATCACGAATGAGGGCGTACAGGTCATCAACGCGAAGCGCAAGAAGGGTCAAGCGGTGATGACCAAGTTGCGCGACTGGTCGCCACGGTTGCGCATGGTCGTCAAGCGCGCACAGCAGGCGTACCCGCATGAACGCATGTTCCTGTTTGGCAATCGCCACGGCAAAGCCTATACCCGGAGTGGATGGGGGTCCGTTTGGCTGGATGTGATGCGGGCATGGTTGCAATGCGAGCCTGCCGATCTGGTCAAGCACCCGATGTATTTCTCATTGATGGATGTCCGGCCTGCCGCCATCACCAGCAAGATCACCAAGCGCAGCGCCGATATGTACGATTTCGCAGCACATGCCAATCCTGGCACAACGCACCGGAACTACGACCGGCGCAAAATCAACCGAGCGGGGCCGACAGAATGAATGCACCTATACCCACCTTCACCGAAGAAGATCAGGAATTTAGCAACCAGGAAATTAAAGCGTTCAAGGACTACATCGTTAGCCGCCTAAGAGCGGCTAAGGCAACGGAAGTCGGAAAGGAAACTAATCACGTAGTTGGCATGCTTCTTGGCGCGATTGCAGCGGCAACCGGCGATTTCATCGGCTATACGATGGGAAGCCCGCAAGCCACTCTCGACGGTTTTAACGTATTGATGATGCAATCTGCCCTGGTCGGCCAACTGGATCGGATTGTCGAAGATCACCCCACGGATACAGCACCGTGAGCATCGTCTATACCGCCGATGTGTTCTGCGATGGCGACGACTGTTCTATGTGGACGCATGGAACAACCGGAAACAAGCCGCCTACTAAGTGGTCTGCAAGGCGGGCCGCTAGAATTGATGAATGGGTGCATTCAGGTAACAAAGACTTTTGCCCTGACTGTTGGAGGAAACAGGGGCAACCAGAAACGCCGTTGTAAAGTTGTGGAAAAGCGTTGTAAAGTTCTTGATAGTGTAATACGGGCATTTGCTGCAAACCCGCATGAACACTGGGGAAGAATGGGGTGGCTGACGGGACTCGAACCCGCGACAACAGGAATCACAATCCTGCCGTCAATTCGCCGCAAACCCGCATGAATCCTCACTTTTGAGCGTCTAACTTTACAACCGAAACGAAATTTTGACCACAGCAGCATGCGGGTTTGCGGGCCGGGATTGTAATGTTTGTCCATACACAATCAACAGGAGATTCCATGTTCAGAGTGGTTATCGAAAAGGAGTTGCCTCTTAAAGAGGGGCAGGTGCATACGCACACAAAAGAAGTTTATTCCCAGTGGGTTGAAGACCTCGATATTGCCGGGGTGATTTCTTGCGTCAATCGCCTGCCGCCATTTTATGAAACTGGTCCCGACGCGAATATCTATCCAACTATTAATGTGGAGAATCACAATGTTCGAGTTTGATGAAATAACATGCAAGTTGTCTTCCGTGAATGCCCGCGCCGAGAAACACGGCGAAGAACGGCACCCGGCTTTCGATCTGAAAATTGAAGCAATGGTCAGCAGCGACTACCTGATTCACTTCGACCCGGAATTGCGGCAAATGCTGTACAAGCAGACAGACAACCCGGACCTGATCGAGCGCATCGGCAATGAAGCACCATTGACCAAGTTGCGCTTCCCGAAGATGTCGGCGATTAACTGGGACTGGGAATGCCCCGGCTACCATATGAAGTTTCATTACGGTGTGTCGGGTGCAGGCGACATCGAACTGGAAGATGTCAAGTTGGACAAGTTTTCGTTTGACTGTCAGGAAGGTGGCGCGGTCGGCCTGACCTTCCGTGCAATCTGCCACCCGGAATCCAACGATGTCGGCAGGCTATGCGAGTTCATACAGGAAAAGGTACAAATCTCGCTGGTATCGCCGGAAACCCTTGCCGCTAGTGAAGCACAGCAAGCCATCAACATTGCGAAAGACTAGCATGCGAAAGCCCCGTATCTGGAAAAGCCGTTTTGGATTCTGGTATTGCACAGGGCAAAATCTGTGCGGCGTACATAATTGCGGAGTCGGGGTAACTCCTTTTGAAGCTTGGACTAACTGGTTCCAGTACGTCAGTGCAGAGAACCCGCATATTTCTTGGATCAACCAGCTTTAGAATTTGACTATTCCCCTTGACCGCCGATACTGAAGGCATTTCCCCCTTCGGTATCGAGGTCTGCCATGACATCCCCCGCTGCTGTGCTTGTAGTGCTCGCCCTAGTTGGTTGTGCGTCCACACAGGAAATCTCCCGTCCGAATGGACAGAAGGAAATCTTGGTGCAATGCGGGACCGGGACAGGTTGGGGAGTGTGCTACGCGAAGGCGAACGAAGTCTGTCCGGGGGGATACACCACACTGGGACAGACAGCGAGTTATTTCAGCGGGAAGGAATTGCGGATTGCATGCGGTCCTACCGTGGCGTCACGGCTTCAATAGGACACAGCTTCAATGAGTGCATCCATGCGAGCCGAGCAAGCATAGTAAAACGCTGATACTTCGACCACCTTCGACAAGACAGACGCCGCCGTTCCGTCTTTAATTTCAGCGAGGGGCGGACACGGTTGCAGTAGTTCATCTGGCACCTTTGAGCGCGTCGTTTGCAATGCGCATGCCGTCATCATCAAGACACATGCGCTGATAATCAGGACGCTGCGCAACCTCTGCCAAACGTGCCTGCAATGCCTCTTGATAGTGTTCACGGTCTTCCCTTTCCTGTTCCCAGTGCGCCAGCGCGATATCGGCCTGCTGTTCCTGTAGCGCGATATCGGCCTCTAACCGTGCTTCAAGCTCCACCCGCTTGCGGTCGGCCATGTTATAGCCGGTAATGAAGCCAATCAGCATCAGCGCGAAGACAAGACCAAACGCTACTAAGGCATTGCGCAACAGATCGTTCATTTCGGTCATTTGTGTTCCAGCGGTTCTTTGGTGCGAAAGCGCATGATGATGTTCGCGACGATGATGATGCCGAAGGCCCACGCATAGATGTTGGCGGGCAGGTAGTCGCGCAAGATCGGTAATTGCGTCTGTGCGAAGTCCAGACCCGGTGCCATTGCTGCCAGTACCGCATTCACCCGCATCACGCATGACTTCGGGCATCCTCTGAGTTTGCGCATGAATTTACAACGGTTCATTTTTGTTCTCCGGTGGACAGGTGCAATGGATTCCGTCTGGATCAAACGGGTCGAGTAAATGCAGGCACATCCATGCGCAGATCGCCACCCGCCAGGGGGCCGTCTTCTTGTCACATTTCAGTCGGCAAATATGTTTCGTGATCGTCAATTCACGCGGCAAGTCCCACACCAGCGCGGAAAAGAAGGTCCAGTTCAGGAAGATATCGAGCAACAGTGCGCCATAGTGATACGGGCCACCAAGCAGGCGCGCAGTATTGGTCAATGTGCCTTCACGCTTGGCCCGCAACAGGGTCATGGAAATCATAAACAAGCCCCATAGCAGATACCCGGCCAGCGCCGCATACAGCGTATAGAGCATGAAATGTACGATGTTCATCATCCGTTCTCCATCATGTCTGCCAATAGCGTTGCCCGTCCGCCGACTTGCCGCGCCCACAACGACTGCTTCATGCCCTTTGCCGCGTCCGCATAGCGCCCTTCGCGTACTGCCTGCAACGTGTTCACAAACCCGGTCAGTTTCGCAAAGCCGAGATTGAATGCCATGTTGAGCAATACCGCCTGCCGGTCCAGGGTCAGTGCATCGAAGACCTCCGCGCCGACTGCGCGCCGCGCATCGTTGTACGCATCGTTCAAGTCGTTATTGAACAGGTAGTAAATTTCGGCTTCGGTCAGCGGCTTCGCAAACAGGTTGCGTCCGATGCCAATCGTCAGGTTTCCCCCGGTCGGCAACGTGGTAACGGACTTCCCGGTGGCGTCGTCATACGCCTTGCTGCGCTTGGCTTCGTGCCGTTCAATCATGCCGGACACGCGCTTGTATAGGGCTTCGGGGAGCTGGATCATCGGACGCGGGATTTGCTGCATGATTACTCCGAAAGAAGTTGGTTTATCAGCTTGCGCGTGAAAGTCACAGACCCATCAGGGTTGCTCACCGAATCAAAATCCGTTTGCAGTTTTTTTTGCGATGCACTGGACAATTTCAATTTGCCGGGGTCTTTCACGGTGAACTCAGAGACAGCGTGTGGTGCGATAACATCCGTTACATATTCCCTGTTCTTCCCTTTCAGTCCTGGCTTGATATTCGCCTGTCCGCTCAAAGCATTGTCTCGAAACATTACAGAGACACCCTTATTCGCGCCCTGTCCAATTGCTAAATCAGCGTTATTGGTAACAAACATTTTGGAAAAATCGCCCCGGTCATCTACACGCAATAGATCATCCAAACCCGCGTGGTCCGTTTCCCGGTACAGATACGGGTCTTTAATAGGATTAACCTTAGCTGCGCCCCCGGGTCCAACATTGATCTTCACGTCCTTGACATGCTTGAAGTAATCCGGGGCCGTATCGGAAAGTCCTATCATTCCTTTCTTAAACAACTCCCTTATTTCAGGGGAGAGTTTTGCTAACTTCCCCACACTCCCTGCGAATGGGATTGCTCCAAGTCCTGCCAGAGCCGCGCCAGTCATATCATCTTGCTTGAAGGCGTCTATTGCATCTTTGGCGGACATGACTTCACCAAGACCGGGTGTAAAGGACGCGACCAACTCTTTATTGGACTCATCCATATCACCAAACAAGCCGGAAGCTAAACCATTGAAGCCGCCAAGCAAGCGGGGGGCAATGGGTCCGGGTGGGAGCCGGGGTTGTGCAAACAGGGATTGCCCCATGTCCGACATCATGGCGCGACGGATGCCTGCACTTGCCAGCGGTACGCCCACGGTGCCGAGCGCAGCCGGATTAAAGGCGGTCCCGCCGAGTGCGCCTGCCAGCATGTAGCGTTCGATATCGCTAAACACTTTCGGCTTGCCTGCCTGCGGATAGTGCATCGACGGACGGGCCACGTTCGCGGTTTCGGCGACGGTGCGCAGTTCATCGGTCAGCGGGGTTCCCTTGCGCAGTTGCGCGGCCAGTTTCAATGCGTCCACGCTCCCGGCACCTTCAACGAGCGCATCTTCGACCGCGTGTTGCTGTGCCAATGCGGTACGACCGGCGCGGTACTCTTGAATGATTTCGTTCGGGTTCGCGGCGGTCAGCCGGTTATTGCGTACCGTGCCAGTCAGGATGCCTTGCTGCGCCTGATGCTGAAGAAATTCCTCGATATTGTTTTCCAGTGCGTCCGCAATCGACTTCTGCGTATTGCCGATATCGCCATCGCCACGGCGAAACGCATCCCTTGACCCACGGCGCAAGTGCTGGATCGCGTCTACCGCGTCCTGTGCGTCGAAATGCGGCACGTTAAACGCATTGATGGTCTGCCGTACCGTGTCATTCGCGGCATCGGGGAAGCTGTTGGACATGCCCTGGTTGCGCTGCATGATGTCGGCCAGTTCGCGGCGGTATCCCGGCATCGACTGGATCTGCCCTAACCTGCGCACCGGCTCATACGTGTTGTTGAATGTGTCGTCCATCAGGGTTCGCAGCGTGTCCGGGGTCAGCGGCGTACCTTCCGGCAGGCCAATCGAGCGGCGCACCAGCTTGTCGGTCACACCCTGGTTGATCCAGTTGGCCTGTTCGTCATGCGCCCGCCCGCCTGTCAATCCCTGCACGACCCGGCCGGGGAGTCCCGCGCCTGCCTCGTTCGGGGAAAATTTATAGCCTGCCTGTTCCGCGTTGCGGATCGTGTCGGCGCGTACCGTGTTCGGATAACCCGGGTTCGCATTGGCACCGCCAAAGCGTTTGGCAATCTGCCCGGTAATGCCGGTCATGGTCGGGTCGAGCATGCCCCCACCGAACGATGCCAGCGCCGCCATGAGCTTTTCGTCGCCGGTTTGGGGTTCGGGTAAGCCCAACGCATTTAAACCGCTCTGGATCGCTTCTGATGGCATGCCGAGGTTAGTCCCGGCGACCATGTTGATGCCGGTGTTCAGCGCATCGCCGATCAACCCCGTTGCGCCTGCCACGCCGGTCGCGGCACCCCGCGCCAATACGCCTGCACGACGCTTGAAGGTATCGAAACCGGATGGCGCTGCCGGTTCTGACTGCGGCGACAAGCCGCTAGGCGAGTGCAATAGTTCCAACTCCGCGAGTTGCTTGGGAGTCGGGTTGTCCGGCATATCGACTAATTCGCCGGTTGGCATTTTGACGAGTGGCATGGTTGCTCCTATCGAATCCTGCCGACTGCTTCACGCGGGGAAATCGCGGTGTCGGATCGCTTCGGCCGGTGCTTGTTCAGGTAATCGTCCAGCGACAGTGCCTTGCCCGCATCGGCTTCCGGGCGCACGTTGCTGTTATCGAGTGGTCGGCCTGCGGACCCCGGCAGGCTCTTGTAGGTTTCATGCAGCATGGTTTTGGTTTCGCGGGCAAATGCGGCCACATTCGCCATTGCTTCGCGCAACTGCGGTTCGCTCTGCGCCGCTTCCAGATTGGCAATCAGCGATTCCAGACGCATGCCTTCCTTCTCCGACAGTTGGCCGAAGCCGGATGCGCCGGTTGACGACAGCTTTTTGAGTTCGCCGAGGGTGTTGATGACCAGTTTCGATTTCAGCGATTCCATTTTGGCGGTCGCGTCGCGGCCTTCACCGGGCAGTTTGTTGAGGCCGACGAAGCCGGACCATCCGGCCATGCTGCCGAGTCCCTTATGCTTGGCAAGTTCGTTCGCCGCTTCTTCCATCCGGGTCAGGCTCATGTCAGTAGCGCGGTACGCCGAATGCACTTCCGCATTCTCGGTATTGACCTTGCGACCGGCTTCCACGCCTGCCCGCTGTTCCCTGTTCTGGTCCATCGCAAGGCGTTGCTGGTCAACTGCAATGCGCGCCTGTGCATCCGGGTTCGGCAGATACTCCGCACCGTTCGGGCCGACACGATAACTGCCTGCCGGGGTGTTCTGCGGTTGCAGCAGTTTCGCGTAGTCGATCAGGTTGCCGCCCGTCTTCGGATCGATCATGCCGAGCATCGCGCCGGTACGTGCAATCCGTTGCCAGTCGGGGGAGCCGCCTTGCTGCGGTGCGATTGGTGCCGGTGCGCCTTGCTGCGGCATCCCGCTTGCCATCACGTTATTAATCTCGCGGCGCAATGCCGCTTGATTGTTGGGATCGGTTTCGTTTTGCAGTTCTTGGTTCAGGATCGCCAAGCGTTCACTGAGGCGCGACGGTTCGGCCGCTTGGGTCGCGGCATTGATCTGTCCCCAGGCAGGCGATGCAGCAGGCGCGGCCATCGGTTGTGGCGGCATCCCTTGTTGCATGGCCGGGGTCGGTTGTGGCGGCGCACCTTCCCCGAACAGGCCACCATTGCCAATCATGCCCTGCACCATCTGTTGAAACGCTGCCTTGCGTTTAGCTTCTTCCGCTTCGAAGGCCATCTTCTGCTGATCGTGTGCAAGCCGTGCCTGCGCGATAGGCATTTCCGCTTCCATCCGTTCGCGGGACAGGCGTGCAAGCTCTTGTTGTGTGGCGGCATTCTGGCGGCTGATTTCCATTTGCTCTTGATCGCGCTTGCCTTTTGCTATCTGCGAAGTCGCCTGTAACGTGCCTTGCAATGCGGTTCCCCACGGATTGGGCTGTCGGCTCGCGCCAAGCAGGTTCATGCCGAGGATGAAGGCGGGGTTGCTAATGAGGCCATTCAGCTTGTCCTCGAACGATGGTGCGGCAGCGGCCGGGGCAGCGTCGATTTGCTGTTGTGTCGGCATGCCCTGCCCGAACAGGCCGGAACTCAGCGGGAACGGCGATGCAGGCTGATCGAAATCGAACAGGCCGGAACCGAGTGCAGGTAATTTACGCATGGTGTTTCTCCTAACCGAACAAGCCCATCAACGCGCCGATGCCTGCTCCCACCGGGCCGGTCATGCCGAGCATCGGGCCGATCATCGCGCCGCTGACACCGCCACCAATCGCGCCGGTCAGCCGGTTATACGGCTGTGATGTCTTGCTTGCCTGTGTGCTGTTCACATACGGGGTTGCCCCGGAAAGGATCGAGCTATAGGCCATCAGCCGTTGCAACTGTTCATCCCGGCCTTCGTTGAACTTGTTCATTTCGCTGTCAAGGTACTGCTGCTGCAAGAGCCGTTGCGTGTCGCCGCTGGCTATCAGGCGGTCGGCATCGCCGTACTGCATCGCCCGTAGCGCCGGGGCCATCGCCGCCGCTTGCATCTGCATCGCAGGTACGTTCGCGTGCATGGTGCGCATCGCGCCGCGCTCAGTCTCATAAGCGTTGTACTGTTCAGCCATCCGAGCCTGATACGCATTCGATTGCCGGGTACGCTCGCCTTCATACGAACCGTATTGCTTGTTCAGTTCGTTTTCATACGAGTTGTATTGGTTGGCCTTTTCCTGACCATACGCGCCGAACTGCCGGGACAATTCATTTTCATAGGCCCGCGATGTGCGCTCGCGCTCCTGACCATACGCATCGAATTGACGGCCGCGTTCCGTGGTGTACTGGTTCAACTGGCGGTCCAATCCGGCTTGGTAGGCATTCGATTGACGCTGCCGTTCGGTGCCATAGGCGTCGAATTGGCGACCGCGTTCCGTGTCGTACTGGCTGAGTTGCCGTTCGAGTTGGGTCTGGTACGCATTCGACTGCCGCTGCCGGTCGGTTTCGTAGGCACCAAAAAGCCGACTGATTTCATTCTCATACGCGGTGGACATGCGCCCGCGTTCGGACTCATAGGCATTGCCGTAGATGTTGGCATAGACATCGCCCAATCGCTCGCCCAGTTTCGAGGACGCGCCGGTAAATGCGCCCACATGCGCGCCGCTGCCGGTGCGCCCTGCCGCGCTGAATTGCGAGGCCAGCGACGGCGCGATGGAAGTCATAAAGTCTTCCTTCATGCTGCGCGTGGCCGCATCCACCATCGGCTGTAAATACGGGTTGGTTTCGCCGCGCAGGAAATAGCCGTTCGCTTCCTGATTGCGGTCGAGGAATTCGCCATTGGTAAAACGGTTGGTCGCGGCAAATGATCCGTTCGCTTCACGGTCGCTGCGCAAGAAGTCGCCATTGATATAGGCGTTGTTGCGCGTAAAGTCGCCATTCGCATAACGGTTGGTTGCCCCGAATGCGCCAGTGGCTTCCCGGTCGCTGCGCAGCATGTCACCGTTGATGTACATATTGTTGCGCGTGTAATCCCCGTTCGCATAGATATTCGAGCGCGCAAAGGAACCGTTGGCTTCGCGGTTCTGGTTGACCATCGAGCCGGTCGCATACTTGTTCTGGTCGATCATCGAGCCATTGCCATAGCGGTTCTGGTTGATGAAGTCGCCATTCGCGTAGCGGTTGCTCGCGCCAAATGCGCCGCTGGCTTCACGGTCGGCGGCAATCCCGTAGCCGTTCGCGTACTGGTTTTCCCGCGCAAACTGCCCGTTGTACACCGCGTTATTGTTAAACGCGGTGCCGTTCATAATGTCGCGGGTCGTGTTGATCGCCTGCCCGCCAAGCGGGTTGCCATCCTGCGCAATCGTGCGCGTCATGTCCATGCCGCTAATCATGTCCCACGGCGTCGTCGCTACCCGCTGCCCCTGGTAGATACCGGCCGGTCCCTTGGCGAACCAGTCGCCGGTACTCGCATACAGTTGCGCAAGGTGCGGTTGCACCATCGCCGGGGGATCGTTCTTCTGGATCACCTGTTGCGTTCCGCCGCCGCCTTTTTTACCCATGATGGGCCTCCAACTTCTTGATAACGACACTATGCAAGTGCTTGTAATTGATCTTCGCCAGTGTTGGCACAAAGCCCTTGCGTACATGCGCTTCCATTGCATCGCATCCGATGCTCGCCGCCCAGTCGCACAGCAGCGTATCCAACTGGTCTATCCACCCATCGAAGCCGCTGCCTGCGACCGTAATCACCCGGCAATGCTTCTTGTGCGGATAGACGATGATTTCCGTGGTCGCCGCACCCACGACCGCGCTTCCCTTCGAGACAAGCCACAGTTGTCCATCGCGTTCCAGGCACATCCGTTTCAGGTCGTCCGGCGCAATCTCGCCCGCCGCATGGTCGAGTGCGCGCTTGATGTACGGCAGCGCGAATTCCCACATGCGTTCGATCAGTTGCGACGGGATGCCGCGAATGGTGTATTCAGAGTTCGGCATCAGCCACCACGGTATCGTTAGAGCCAAAGGAGACATAGCAGAGCGGCTGCGCCTGCGTTGCGCTGGCTTGCAACATCACGCCATGTTCGGTTGCGGTCAACAGACTGACATCATCGATAAAGAAGCCTACGGCACCCGTAAAGTTTTTCGACATGGATGGCGCAACCCGCATCGTGGTCGGGAACTTGATCGGGAACGTAATGTGCGAACTCACGGTCGGCGACGGGAAGGCCAGATAGTTGAACGGCAAACCACGCCAGTAATACCGCTGGCAGCGGGCCAGTTCATCGGCATAGAATTTCTGTTCGATGGGTGTGGCGCGGGTGCCGACTTCAAACTGAAACCCGGTGAACATGATGACGTTGCCCGCCGACGCGAGGAAGTTGGTTTGCGAGCCGGTCGCAATGATATTGGCTGCGGTCCAGTTGCCCTCACCGCCCTGATGGGTCGTGCCTGCGGCCAGCGCAATCGTCAGCAGCATCGCCGCGCTGTTATTGAAATTCCATGTGACATTCGTCGGCGCTTCGGGAATGGTGAAGGCGAAGCGCGACCATGTGTTGACCGCGCTGATGGTGAAGTTCTGCACATACGACGCCGAGCCTGCATGGTTGCGCACCGACAGCGCGTAGACCCCGCTGCGGTTGCTGTTGGCCCAGAACGACGCAATGTTCGGACGGTGCGCAACCTGCCGCCAGTCGAGTCCTTCCATCCGGTATTGGATCAAGCCGAATTCGCCTGCGGCCATCGTCGCATCCACCGCCGATACCGAAATGCGTAGCGAGTTGGTCAGCACCATTCCGCACTGTGCGACGGTCGGCACGTTGGCGGGCGTTGCGCTGCGGTCGGCGCGGGTGATATGTACCGCTGCGGTACTGCTTTGCAGGTACATCCAGCGGTCGGCGGTATAGGTATTGGTCGAGTTCGCCGGGGCAATGTTGGCGCTGCGCTGCCACACATCCATGTTGCCGTTGATAATGACATTGCGCCGGTAGGTCGATTCCGGCAAGGCGCTTGGATTATCACCGAGGCACGACACGGCGACCGACGACAGCGAAGCGGTCAACGCGCCGCTATCGAGACGCACGGTGACGGTGGTCCCGGTAACGCCATCAATGAAGCCGTACAGCGTCGTCGCATCGAACATCTTGATTCGGCGACCGGCCTGGAAGGTGACGGTATCGACCGCGTTCAGGGAAAACGAGGTGGCCGACAGATAGGACGGGGTGTTGTCCGGGTCGAAGAACTGCGCATCCTGTACATAGGTGCGGATCGCCGCCATCATTTCCCGCGCACAGTCGTTAATCGTGGACGGTGCCTGTCCTTCCGGCCATCCGTCAGGCGGGGTCGCGTTGTTGCTGCCAGCGTTCGTGCTCCATTTTCCGATTTTCATATGTCACCCCATGATGGTGTAGGTATAGGTCCGGTCGGTCTGGTCATTCGATTTATGCGTGATGACGAACCGGCCATTCTCCAACGTGGACACATACAGTTGCTTGCCTGCGAGTTCGGCAGCGGCTTGCGCGGTGTCCGGTTTAAAGCTGATGAACGACTGCACACAGGCCCGCGCATCGGTGACGCTGGTCGAGAAGGTGTTCGCCGCCAGGGTCACGCTGCCGGTATTCATTAACTTGCCCTGGTTGGCCTTGTATAACCAGTTCGTAAAGCCGCGCTTCCATTCCTTGCCGGTCAGGGCAGGCGATACCAGCGGCGGTGTCTTCGGATCAAAGGTGCTTCCCATCATCGCCGCCCGGTCGGTGTCGCTTTCACTTCGCACCCGATCAGGTGCAGGAATTCGGTATTCGTGGATGTCACCATGCGGATACGGTGATAACGGGCATCGACGCGGAACTGGCAAAAGCCGGTGTCGTTCGGATAGACTTGGGTGCCGCCCACGCTCGCGCTTTCGGTCAGCTTGTTGCGGTTGATGACCATCACCGACGACGACGCCGACAAGCCGTCTGCCTGCGGACGCACTTCGGTAATCATGGCGCGGGAGTCGGGGAAAATCTGGTGCTCGCCGGATTCAATCGTCGCCCCCATCGCGCTACCGTTGAAGCGGGACAGGCCGTGGCTTGCATTGAATGCGCCAAGGATGAATTGCCCGCCCTGCCATGCCGAGCCATCGAGCGATACCGGGATGTCGTCAATGCTGCTGTACAGCGCGTCGAGCGCATCCATCGTATAGCCGGTCGTGACGCTGTTCAGAAGCAGTTCGATGTTCAGCCCTTCAACCAACGCCCATCTATCGAAAGCCCATGAATAGACCATGAGCTTATCGGGATTTCCCCCACTGTTGCTGCCCGAAGGATAGGCCCACAATACGAGCTTGTTTGGGGCGTCGATGTAGGCTTGAACCCGGTCGAGGTTAGCAATCGCAAGATCGGCATAGAAAAACTTATCGACCTTCCCCCTTCCAATGGGACGGACACTTGAACCGTCGAATGCGTAGAAACCATCTTCGGCAAGAAAGTAGGTGTCATTCTGGTATCTCACGGCGGATTGCGGGGCATGCGCGCCGATCTGCGCATGGACCTTATCGAACTGGAAAATCAGCGGGGAGCCGACAAACAACATCCGGTGAATCGACCGCTGCTGCAACACGACACCGAATTCGCCGCCGAGTACCTTTTGCACCGGCCCGCCTTCAGACGGCAAATCCTGGTAGTCGGCGAGCGTGGCTGCGTCCACGGTGAACGAGGTCGGATTGTTGATCGCCGACCAGCGCACCCGGTACACATTGGCCGCGCTATCGGACACGTTGCCGAGCACCACGAAATCCTTCATCACCGCGATATGCTTGGCCTTGACCCCGACCGACAGGTTCACGAAGTTGGTTCCGCCGAGGGTAATTTGCTGCGGCAAGTCGGTGCCGTTGACGCCGATGATGGTGTTGCCCCAGTTGACGAATTCCCAAAAGTCTTCGTCCAGCGTCGAATAGTTGCCGCCGCTGGCGCGGGTCACACTGGTAAAAGTAGTCGCTACGAGCGAGTAGAGCTTACTCGCATCACCCACGTAGTTGTAATTGTTTCCGGCACCGTCTGTTGCCACGATACCGCCCAGGCATCGACCTGAAACTCCGGTGGCGAAGGCAACGAGACTTGGAAACGGACGGTAAGAGTTGGCATCGGGGATAACGTTGGTGGCCGTGACGACGCCTTGCAGCCCGGTTGGGGGCTGGTCAGGCAACCATTCCCCGAAGGGAACGGGCATGTATTCCGGCTCATGCTTGTCGTCGGCCACAATTTACGCTCACATCGGGGTTTTCGGTTTCTGTCCATGCGACATACCCATGACAGCGGCATCTTGTCCGGCCTGCATGCGCATCGCATTACCGTCCATCAGGAATTTCAATGCTTCGACTTCCCATGCCTTATGGTTCTCGATCTGCCTGACATCGGTGACGCGCAGCACATTCGACAGCATGTCGGCGGTCGCATGGTGAACAATCAGATCTTCCGCCGCACTGGTCCACGGATTGGTATCGCTATCGGCCGACAGCGCCGGGTGCGAATGCGTGTAATACAGCGTCAGCGATGTCGCGCTGCGCGGCTTCGGATAGAAATACAGCGCATCCTTGAAGTACGACACTTCGGCCGGGACACCGGATGTGCCGGTATTGGAATTGAGGTACGCCACGCGGTCGAAGGCGCGTTGGACCACGATGGTATCGAGCGAACTGTCACGCACCGTCACGAAGTCCATCGCCAGGAAGTCGTCGGGGATCGCCACCGAAATGCTTGCGGTGCCAATCGCCAGCGCGGTCGCGGTCTGGTTGAACCAGAAGCGGTTCTTTTCGTAGTGCTTGACAGCGCGGATAATCGCCCGCTTGGTTTCGTTGGTCAGGTCGGTGCGGTTCAGGTAGTCGAGATTGATGCGGTCCTGCATTTCGCGGAAGGTCGCCATGATTTCCCCCTAAAAGGATGTCGCCCGTAGCCTCGTCGTCAGGCGCGTTGCGTTACGTGTGTGCATTTCTTTCAACGACATTGCCAACATCCGTTCATGCTTTTGCAGCAAGCGCGGATCGTTGATATTCAGGGCGCTGCCGAGTACGTCGATACAGGCGGCATGGGCTATCAGGTTGCCCGCTTCATTGGTCCAGACATTGCTATCGCTATCGGCCGACAGCGCGGGCAGCGAGTGGACGTAGTAAATCGTCGCGGTGTACGCGCTATCCGGGGTCAGGGCAAGCTCAAAACGGTCGCCGCGATAGTTGTAGAGGGTCGGGACGCCGGTCGCGCTGGTGGCGTTCATTTCGGCGATGCAGTCGTAGGCATCTTCGACCAGCTTGAAGCGCGAGCCGCTATAAGTCAGGTCGAGCCGGTCGAGGATCAGGAAATCAGAGGGGATGCCGAGTTGCGACGAATTCGCAGTCGTCGTGGTGCTGGTGGCGGTTTCGTTGAACCACCACCGTTGATTCTCATAGCACTTGACTGCGTTGTTGATCGCCCGCTTGACGGCGGGGATCATGTCATAACGGTTTAGATAATCGAGTGCGATGCGGTCTTGTAAATCCTTGAAGGTTGCCATTGCTTAGTGTCGGGTTCGCCGCACGGTTTTCCGGGTGGCTTGGGTTTGGGCCTCGGTTTGCCCTTCGGTTTGTAAATCGGCATAGTTTCTCTCTATTAAGTTGGACACAATCATAGAGGATTGCGATTGCTCTTGCAAATTCTTCTCGCGGTTTTCGGCATGCGTTGCGTTCGCGCATTCGGCAAACCACTGGTGCGCGTACTCGCAATGCCGGTACTCGGTAAAGTACGGCCCGCCTTGGGTGAAGTGGACCAGCTTGGCATCCGGGTTGGGCGGCAATTCCCCGACCAAGTGATTCCAGGCGACCGGCAGTTCCCCTACGGAATCAGCCCACTTGAACTGGTGCAGTTGCATCGCGGTCGCTTCGCTCACGTAGTCGGGGCGTAACCGGCGTACCGCGCTGCGGTGTCCGTTAAAGACCATCAGCGACGACCAGTTCTTGCACGGGTAAGTCGTCTGCTTGTGGCCGAGGAATTTTGTTTCCTCTCGCGGCTGGTACATATGCTTGACCACGAACACATCCTGGTACGGGTCTTTGCGGGCGATATCGACCAGTTCCACGATATCTCCCAGGCACAGCATGTCGCAATCCATGAAGATGCTCGGACCTTTAAACCCGGCAAGGTACGGGGCAAGGAAGCGGGAGAAGGTAAATTCCGTGGACTGGTTGGGGTCGCGTGGTCGTTTATACAGGCCCGCCGATTCCAGGTAAGGCAGATAAAGCGGGATGATGGCGACCGGAGCCGAGGCGCGGCGCATGATCGAATGCGACAGCACATGGTAGGCGATGGACTCGCGGGGGTCGTACCCGATGAAGACATTAATCACTTGAACCTCTCTGCGTTTTCTTCCAGCCATGCGGCGGCGTTCCGTAACAAGCCCGCAAGTTCATGGGGGGTTAATACTTCACCGCATGTGTCCAAATTCCATGTGTTGTGCAAAATCGGCTCTCTATCGTAGTAGTAGCCAATTCGTAAGCCACGGCGAAACCCGATATCCCAGTCACTAATTTTCCAAAAGTACATAGACTTCGCGCTCATGTCAGTTCGTCCTTGTTGGCTTCGACCCAATCTGCAAGGTCACGTAACGCGCTTGCCATCTGATCCGGTGTAAAACCTTGTTGGTCAGGCGTCGGGCGGCATACCGCGTTACGCAATACCGGCTCGCCATTACGGTACAGACCGACGCCAACACCAGCAGCGAAAAAAAAGTCATATTCTTCATAGAAGACCTTCCATTCACGATTGTTCACTGGGCGTCTCCGGGATCGGGACCAGCATCGCGGTAAATTCCCCCTTGCCGATCTGGTACGTGGTCATCAGCCAGCGGCTATTCAACTTTGGTATCCACCAGTTCGGCGGCTGCTGGATCAAGTGCGCGTTGCGGCCATCCGGTAAAAACTTCTTCGCCGGTCGGCAGGCGACGTTCAGGAAAATCACCTGTTTCGTCAGTCGCGCCAAGTCGTCCAGTACCGTGTCCAGGCAGTCGAGTTCGATGTGTTCCAGTACGTCCGTACACACGACGATATCGGCAGGCTCCGGGGTCCGGTTATATTCCGGCATGGCCGGGTCGTAGTTCTGGATCGGGAACGGGATGCCCTTTTGCAGACACGCCTTGCCGCACCCGTAGTCGAGGATGTCGCGGGTCTTCATCTGTTCGGCAAGGTGCAGGATGAAATCGACATGGCGACTGCTGGACACGCCATAGTCGGGCCGTGCTTCGTGGAACTCGCGTTGCTGCTGCTGGTATTCAGGCGTGATTAGCACGGCGTTTCTCCTGTTTGGTTTTGGCAAAGTTCACCTTATCGAAGTGCGCCTTTAACGATAGGCCGTAAGTCCCTTTCTTACCCCGGCCTGCACGTTGGCGCTTTTTCTTCCCAAACTGCCTATCAGCCCACCACATATTGTCGTAGCCGCCCATCATTAGGCCGGTGCCGCCAAGGGCAATCAAAAGCCTGAGCGCAAGATTTTTCATACGCCACCCCCTTGAATGCTTTGCACGAGGCGCACCTTCTGGCATGCACCATTTATTTCAATGCCCTGCTTCTTGCCTTCCTTGATCGTGTCGGCAAGGTTCGCTTCGCAGCCCTGCTGCGACTCGAACACCACCGCAATCGGCACCTTCCCCGGCGACACAGCCAGCAGCAACCAGACGAGAATTACAGTTGAGGTCATTTCAATACTCCTAAGAGGTCGGCCAGTTGTCCAGCGACTTCGGTAATGACTGGTCCCCAGTCGGTGGAATCGGGCTGCATGCGGTAGAGAGACACCCCGCTATACCAAGGCATAGAATCGAGGTCCAGGCGATAGCGCCAAGCAGGACGGGAAGGGGTAAGCACCCATGTAGGTACGCCCATGCTTCCAGCAAGGTGAACGACGCTTGTGCAGACAGTAATAACAAGGTCGAGATTGGCGACAAGACCCGCCGTTTCATCATAGTTAGCGTTGTAGACAGCTTCCGGCCAATGGTGAATTTGAATGCCATGTTTATCCTTTAGTTGTTGAACCTCTTGCTCTGCCGGGGTGTATTGCAGGCTGATGAAATTGACGTCTTGCTTCAGGATCGGCAGCAGGTTTTCCAACTCAATCGAACGCACTTCCATCCGGGTCCGCTTATGCCCGCCGATCCATGAAATGCCGATGTTCGGCTTGCGCGGTAGCTCCGCAAGTTTGGCCTGCCAGTAGTCTTTCGACCGTTGGGTAGGCGTTAGGAATGGAGTGCCGGGGAAGCTGTCGAGGTTCGACCGATAGATGCGACCGAGGCCACCAATCGAAATCTTGGCGTCGAAGTTATAGCGCGGGGTGCCATCGGGTTTCACCGGCCATGTAATGACTTCATCTTCCCGAGTCGGATAAATCGGTACGTTCGGGAAGGAATTAGCAAAAAGCGTATGGAGCTTTTTATGGCATTCAAAGACGGTTTCAGGGCAATCGCGGAACAGGTCGGGCAGCATTGAAGCAAAGAGGATTTCATCACCAATACCTTGCTCCCCATAGACAACCACACGTTTCCCCGGTGTACCGTCCCACACCGGCAGCGGTACTTTCGTGTAATTGCGGTCCATACGGACTTTCGCCGGGATGCCCCAGTCGTATTCCTTCCAGCCCTTTTCATAGTCGCCCATTTCCAGATAGGTCAGTGACAGGTTCCAGTGCGCTTGTGCATGGTCCGGCTGCACTTCCAATGCCTTGAACAAGTGCTCTTGCGCCTTTTCCGGCTTGCCTTCATTGATATACAGCGTGCCGAGGTTGTTCTGAATGTCCGGGTTCAGCGGTACACCGTCTTGCGCCCGCTGGAAATAGTCCCGCGCTTCGACCGTCTTGTTTTCATGCTTGTAGCAAGTGCCAATCGCGTTGAGTAATTCGCTGCGCTTGATCGACAGGAATTCGGCCATCGCGTCGGGGTTGTTCCCCTTCGGGATGATGCCGACCCGCTTGAAGCCATCCATCAGGCCGTCCATGCTCGCGTAGGCTTTTTGCAGCAGCACATGCGCCAACCCGTTCTTTTCCGCGACCGCGTAATTCATGCCGAGCGCGGCGAGCACCACCGGGTTATCGAAATCGAGGTTCAGCAGTTCCAGGTAAATGCGTTCGGCTTCCTTTCGGTTGCCCGCCTTTTCCAGTTCGGTTGCCTCGTAAAATGGATTGAGGATCTTCTTCGGCGTCGCAGCCGGAAGACCCATCACCACACGCTTGTCCGCATCATCCAGAAACATTTCGACGGTCATGGTCACTTCCATAAAAGAAAAACCCCCAGTCGCCGGAATCACGAATGAGGGTTTGGGTGGGGTCAA